CCATGGCAGGACCCCAACAGGTCTGGAACGCTGTCACCCGCTTTGCAAGCAGGAGCGGTTTCAAGACGCCTGAGATGTTCTTCGCCAACCCTGAGGAGATTGCAGCGAAGAAGGCTGAGGAAGCGCAGATGAAGGCTGCTCAGGGTATTCAGGAGCCGCCTCCGCCCCCTGATCCGGCCCAGATGAAAATTCAGGGTGAACTGGAGCTTCAGAAGCAGAAGCATCAGGACACGATGGCCATGGAGGCCCAGAAGATGCAGGCCAGCCTGCAGGCTCAGCAGCAGGAAGCTGAGGCCAAGGTGATGACGGCCCGTGAGGCTGCCATGCTCAAGGCCCAGCAGGATCAGGCCAACGCCATGCGGCAGCTGGAAGCTGAGGAAAAGCGCCTGATGCTGGATGCTGAAATGCGGCGCTATCAGATCGATCAGGAAATTGCGCTTAAGCGTGAGCAGATACAGGCGGAACTGGCCCTGAACCGCGAGATCCAGCTGCAGCGCCTGTCCATGAGTGCGTCGACTGAGCCTGGAGTTATCCGTTCCACGGATGTGAACATCGGTGGTGAGGCTGGCGTATGAGCGAGCGATCGAGGGAGGCTCGCGCCCGGCAGGCGACTGTTGAACTGGAAATAACGGAAGAGGCGCATGAGAAGCTGCGCCATCATCTTCTGGAGCAGGCTGTTCTGATGGCCGGCTCATCAAAGACGGATCAGGCGCTGCACCTGCTCTTGCGGGTCCATGCGCTTGATACGGTGCGCTCGATGATGCGTGTGCCGGTCGATGACTGGCAGATCGAGCAGTCGGTTGAAGAAGCTACACGGTCCATCAGGGCCCCAGCTAACTAGGATACCCCAACATGGCAGACACTGAGGCTGCGATCCCTTCATCGGGACCGCTCAGCATTGATCAACACGTCGCACTGCTGTCCAAGGAGGCTGATGCTCCTGAAGCGGACAATGAGCAGGAAGAGCAGGAAGAGGCAAACCTGAGCCCCGATGATGAGGGCGAGGTTGAGGCTTCAGGCGACGACACACAGGATTCCGAAGCCGCCACCCAAGCGGCTGACGATGGCGCAGAGGCCCCGGAGACGGACACCCTTGAAGCCGATGAAGCGCAGGCTCCAGAACCGGCTAAACAGCCGACACTCGATCCGCCGGCGCGTTGGGAAGCAGAGGACAAGGCTCTCTTTGCAAAGCTTCCTCGCAAAGCTCAGGAAACCATCCTGAAGCGAGAGAAACTGCAACAGGCCGAAGTCACACGAGCACAGCAGAAATCCGCCGAAGCGATCAGGGCATATGAGACACGGATTCACCACCTCAATGACCTCGCAAACCGCATCGGTGAGCAGTATGTCGAGCCTGGCATCGACCGGATGAAGCAGTGGGATGAGTGGTTCGCATCTGATGATGCAGCCGAACTCGCCCGTACAAATCCTGGTCAATTCCTCGCAGAGCAGACGCGATACCGCGCCGAGCACCGCGAGCTTCAGCAGACGATTGCAGCAAAGCAAAAGGCTGAAGAAGAGGCTTTCAGGGAGTTTGCAGCAGAACAGTCCCGGCTGATGGCCGAGATCATACCTGCCTTTGCCGACCCGGTCGAAGGGCCGAAGCGGAAGAGCGAACTCGCAGCATATCTGCAGATGCAGGGGTTTGAGCCCCAGCGCATCAGAGGGATTTCCGCTCAGGAGGCGGCGATCAGCTTCAAGGCGAAAACCTACGACGAAATTGACAGAAAGTATGCCGACAGTGGCGGCATTCAGGCTCTGATCAAGGACGCCGAGCGTTATCGCCAGTCAGCAGCACGGATCAGCAAAGCGCCTCCACCCAAGCCGAAGGTCAAGGCCGGGCCCAGCGCGCCTGCGTCAAGCCAGGGTCACAGACCTTCATCGGATGAAGCCGCCCTGCAGAAACTGATGACCAAAGCGAGTTGGACAGCTGAAGAGCACACTCGGGTCATGCAGCTGAGGGCAAAACTCGGAAAGAGATAGACTATGGCTGCCCCTACCAACACACTCGTGCGCTCCTCCTATGTGGGCGAGCGTGAGGACCTGGAAGACACCATCTACCGTGTCGCCCAGGAAGACCGTCCGTTCACCACGATGATCGGAAAAACCGCTGTCAAATCCGTTTTGCATGAATGGCAGGTCGATACGCTTGCTGCTCGCGACCCTGACAATGCGGCGTATGAAGGCGATGATATTTCATCGTTCGACGTCAATTCGCAGCCGACCCGTGTCGGTGTTTTCTGCCAGATCTTCGAGAATAATGGCTCAATCTCCGGAACGGCGATGGAAGCCAACCTCGCTGGCCGCGACACGGAACTTCAGCGTCAGAAGACGAAGAAGGGCATCGAACTCCTGAACGACATGGAATCCCGTGGCGTCGCCAACAAGGCGTCTGTTGCGGAAACGGCTGGAAGCGTCACCCGTAAAACGGCTGGCGGTCTTGCCTGGGTTGCGACCAACGACACGATGGGCGCCAATGGCTCCTCCGGTGGCTGGTCTTCAGGCGGTGTTGTTGCTGCTGCTACCAACGGCACGCAGCGCACCTTCACCGAAGCTCTTCTGAAAGCTGTTCTTGCAACGGGCTTCTCCAATGGCGTCCGCTTCAAGGCGGTGTTCATGAGCGGCACGCACAAGCAGGTGGCTTCCGGCTTCACCGGCATCGCGGACATCCGCGCTAATGTCGGCGGCAACAGCCAGGCGACCATCTACGCGGGTGCGGATCGCTACGTGAGCGATTTTGGAGCGATGGACTTCATCCCGCATCCGGACCTCTCGCGCGATGTCTTCGGCATCGATCCGGAAGGCTGGGCCTGGGGCACCTATCGTGGTGTTCAGACCAAGATGCTGGCGCCGCAGGGCGACAACGTGAAGTTCCAGACGCTCGCCGAAAAATGTTTGATAGCCAAGAACGAGAAGCGGGGATTTGTCATCAGAGATCTCACCTGATCTCTTTTTGACAGCGGACTGACTGGCGGGCGGCTCACTCACGGGCCGCCCGTTTCATTTTGAAGAGGCAGATATGAGCGAAGAAATGCTGACCCCGCCTGTGGCGGACACCGAAGCAGTGCGCCGTGATGAACTCATGGCGAAGTGTGCTGAACTTGGGATCAGGACGGACAGGCGTTTTTCCATCAAGAGGATGGAAGACCTGATTGCAGAAAAGACGGCGGCGCTGAATGAGGCGGTTTCAGATGAGGAACCTGCTCCCAGCCTGTCAGATCTGGCTGCTGAGCTTGCGGCTCTTAAGCGAGAGAATGATGCGCTCAAGGCGCAGAAATCCAGTGTTCCTCCCGGAACGCTGACGACGACGCAGATGATGATGCCGGGTCACCTTGGACGTGAGGAAGAGGAGCGGAGGGCCTTGCTGGAGCAGGCTGCCCGCCTTGGCATATCCCGCGAACTTCGCCCCGGGCTCAATAATGACGGTATTCGCGACCGTATCATGGCCAGGATGGCTGAGCAGGCTGCGATACAGGCTGTTCTGGACGAACAGGACAGGCTGAAGGCGGTCAAGGCTCCTGAGGCGCGTGTGACGATCCGTGTCCTGCCTTTGGGCGACAAGAAGATATCGAAGGGCGTGCATATCCCCGGCGTTGGGGACGTGAAGTACAGCTATGGCGATCTGGTCCCTGACGTTCTGATCAGCGCGGCCAAGGTGCATCAGGCCAATGGCTATGCCGAGATCGTGGCGGGGTAGGCCATGAGCTACACGCCTCCGCCTGGCTTCCATCTGCTTCATGTCACGCGGATGGGAACGGCCTGGTATATGCGGGACAATGGCCCCTACATGGAGCCGGATTACCTCATGGTGCAGGACACAGAAGCGGTTCTGCAGCGTAATCGGGAGATGGCCAACCACAATGACGGCTGGTCCATGGACGGCGCCGGCAAGGTGGACAAGCTGATGCGCCGTGCTGCTACGGTTCCGTGGTCTGTGATCACTCAGTGGAAAGAGCAGCTCGGGGTCGATTACTGGAACCCCGATCATTCTGACAAGGTCAACAGCCTTCTGGATGACAGTGACTACAGCCGTCTTCGGACGGCCAATTTCCGCATAGGCAAGCAGGGTCAGTGGGTGTGACATGGCGATCAACACTTACGGGACGCTCAAGGCTGCGGTTGCGAACTGGATGAAGCCGGCTACATCTCTGCCAGCGGCTGAAACGACAGATCGCATACCGGAGTACATTCAGAGTTCGCGTGCAGAATTGCAGCGTATCCTGGTGCAGGCGAAGTTCCGTAAGCTCGACAACATCACGACCAGCCTTGCTGTCACCTCAGGCGCAGCAAGCATACCGAGCGGCTTCCAGGGCGTTCGGTCCATGCGGCAGAATGCAGGCAATTACGGTCGGATAACCTATCAGCCCATCGATCGTATCGAGAGCTTCAACTACGCCGAGACGGGCGAGCCCATGCATTATGACCGGGTGGGTGACCAGCTGATCTTCTGGCCGGCCATCACCACAACGGTCAGGATGCGCTGGACAGGCTCCCTGACGACGCTGTCAGCAGACGGGGACACGGACTGGCTGGTCACGGGCCATCCTGATCTCAGCCTCTATGCGGCGCTTCTGGAGGCGGATCTGAGGTTGGACCTCGGTGAGATGCGCGCCCAATGGCAGGGCGCATATGAGCGCAAGCTGGCCCAGCTTCTCCGGACGGACATGGAGACGCCTGACGCCATCTATCCGATGCCGAATGGGGCTGTGGTCTGATGGCGCCCGTCTCGCTGTCCTTTCCTGCTGGCCTGTTCCGGCAGGGCACGCAATTGCAGGCTGCTGGTCGCTGGAATGATAACCAGTACTGGCGTTTTGCAGAGGGCGTCATCCGCCCGATGAAGGGTTGGGCGACGGGTCTTGCTGGCACTCTGGCGGGGACGCCTCGTGCGGCGCATGCCTGGCTTGATAATGATGAGGCGAAGTTCGCAGCCTTTGGGACGACGACCAAGCTTTATGCCCATGATGGCGGGAATGCTCTGGATGACATCACGCCTGCAGGCGTAACAACAGTGACGAACTGGAGCCTCGACAATTTCGGCGAAGTTCTCATTGCCTGCGATGGTGAGAATATCTTCGACTGGCAGCCGGGCGGAGGAGGCGATGCGGTTGTCATAGCCAATGCCCCGGATGCGAAGTCCATTTTCGTCACGGAAGAGCGCTTTCTGGTAGCTCTTGGCGTAGATGGAGATCCGCGTCAGGTGGCGTGGTGCGATCAGGAGGCTCGGACGGTCTGGACGCCCACGGCGACAAATCAGGCCGGAGATCTGCCGATCCAGGCGACGGGTCTGATTGTTTGCGGCCTGAGGATCAGGGGATCTTCGCTCATTTTCACGACTGAGGGGCTGCACAGGCTGGAATATGTGGGCCCACCGGACGTTTACAGCCTTCAACACATCGCCAATGGCTGCGGTATCATCGGCCAGCACGCCAAGATCGGGGTAGGTTCTGCGGCCTACTGGATGGGCAAGGGCAGTTTCTGGAGCTTTGCCGGCTATCCCGAGCAGATTCCCTGCTCAATTGCGGACGATGTGTTCAGCAACATCAACACGACGCATCAGAGTAAATGCTGGTGCGAATATGACCCTGTTTTCGGCGAAGTGTGGTTCTACTATCCGCGCGGAAACGCAACGGAGTGCAGTCACGCTGCGATTTATTCGACCCGGGAGAACCACTGGAACCACACGCCCATGGCGAGACTGTGCGGATTTGGTCCTGACGTTTTCGGATGGCCTCTGCGGGTCACCAGCGCGGGCGCCATGCTGAAGCATGAGACTGGCTGGGCTTTTGACGGCGAAGATCGCAAGCTCATCAGCGGCCCTATCCAGCTGGAGAATGGCGATCGGGCTGTTTTCCTGGATGAGATCTGGCCGGATGAGAAGACGCAGGGCGATTGCCAGGTTTACCTGCATGTGAGGGACTACCCTCAGGCGACGGAAACGACGCTTGGCCCCTACACAGCGGCTGACAGGATGGGTGTCATGACGACAGCGCGCCAGATCCGGTTCGAGCTGCGCATGGCGAGCAACAAGACGGATGCCCGCATCGGTAGCTGGCGCGCCATTCTCAAGACGCGGGGGCGCTATTGAGCACGCTCGCGATTGTCCCGCCGAAAACCGAGTACGACCGTCGCAATGAGGCGGAGTTTCGCGATCAGGTTTTGCGAGGGCTTGGTCAGACATATGACAGGCGCGGCGATGTCATCGTTCCAATTGGAAAGCGCCTGGCTTTTACATCACCTCAAGGGCAGGTCATTGTCTTTGGATATGATGCGAACGGCAATTTCACGATACAGAACGATGCTGGCCTGCAGGGCATTGAGCTGGCCGATGACGACGGCAGCACCGAACTGACAGACGATACTGGTTCTGTTGTCCTTGTGGACGATAGCCAGGATCCGGTAATTTTTGCTTCGGTAAATTACGTTCAGTCAGTCGAGGCGGGCCTCACGCAGGCTGTGGCTACTGTCGAAACAGAGGTCACGGCTCAGATTGAGGATGTGAGCGCCAGTGTGACTGCCGAGCAGACTGCCCGCGTTAATGGCGACACTGCGCTTGCAACATCAATCAGCAATCTGACATCTACGGTAACAACGAACAATACAAACGTCACTGCTGCGATTACACAAGAGGCGACAACAAGAGCCAATGCAGATACGGCTCTGAGCACTAGTATTCAAACCCTGACGTCAAATTATCAGTCTGCTGATACAGCCTTGCAGGCGAGTATAACTGCTGAGCAGACAGCCCGCGTCAACGCTGATACAGCGTTGTCCTCAAGCATTGAAACAGTCAGTGCAACAGCAGCCGCGAAAAATCGAACATTCGTTCAAACCACAGCGCCAACAGCAAGCGCCGCCGGCGATCTATGGATAGACAGCGACGACAACAACAAACTGTACAGAGCGTCTGCTGCTGGGTCCGGCTCGTGGGTGGCTGTTCCGTATTCTGATAGCGCCAAGGTGACAACCTTTGCGCAGGCATCCGCTCCGACCGCTATTGCTATAGGAGATCTGTGGATTGACACAGACGATAATAACAAAGTGTACCGCGCCACAGCGGTTGGATCGGGGTCATGGTCAGCTGTCGACGATGCGCGGATAACGACCAATGCCTCTGCTATAGCAACAGTGGATGGAAAGCTGACAGCCTCGTATGCGCTGACAGTGGACGCCGGCGGGCGAATAGCGTCCATGAAACTGTTGAGCGACGGGACAACATCAAGTGTAAAGTTTACCGCAAGCACTTTTCAGATTTTCAATGGTTCAACTGATGAAGCCCCGTTCGTGGTGGAAGGCGGCATTGTCAAAGCCAAAAAGGTCCAGGCGACATCTCTAAGCGCTGTGAGTGCTGACACAGGCGCCCTCACTGTTTCCGGAACTCTGACGCTAGGCTCCAGCGGCAAGATCATCACGAGCGGCACGGCTTACAACGGCAACGGGATCTTCCTCGGAGAAGACGGAGCAGGCGTTTACAAGTTCTCAGTCGGAGGAGCGTCCGGCAAGCTGGCTTTTGACGGCACGGATCTGACACTCCCTGGCGGGCGTCTGGTCGATGGATCTGTAGAGGCTGGCAAGCTGAATGTCTCACAACTGAGCGCCATAACGGCTACGATCGGCACGCTCAGGACAGCGACGAGCGGCGCCCGAGTTGAGATCAAGGATAACATTATTGAGGTGTACGACAGCACGCGCCTGCGCGTCCGCATGGGGATCTGGACCTGATGCCACAGGGCGTGGAGGTTTTTGACGCCAGTGGCAATTCTATATTTGATAGCAGCAGCATGACGCTGCGCATCGCTGGCGTCACGACTATTACCGGCAATGTTACAGGTCAAACGCAGTCTTTTACGCCGGACAGCACGAGGGATTTCTTCTACTTCGTTGTGGCTGCTGGATCTGCCGGGGACGGATTTCAGGTGGGAGACAACAACCCTTCTGCGGCGGTGACCTACAGCTCCGGAACGATTAGCTTCACGGTGACTGGTATCAGCAACGGAAGTGATTGTTACCTGAACATCTTCTGGGGTGATTATTGATGCCCGTTGGTTTTCAGGCATTTCAGAGCGACGGTACGCTGCAGTTTGACGGCAGCAGATCGTTTGTCATGACGCTGAAGGAAAAGGCGACTGTCACGGCCAATGATCTGTGGGACGCAGACTGCACGGCCTATTATTATGATGTGGTCGTCACGGGAACGACACCTCTTGTGGCGCTGCGCAGCACGGGCACCCTGTACACAACGATTGTTGGTGTGGCCAAGAGTGGTTCGACATGGACGTTTCGCGTCCTGACACATGGGGCAGGAGCCCAGACGTTTACTTACTACGTGTTCGACCGTCCTGATGCGTCAGCGAGCGCATCTGCTGGCTTTGGCCTCGAGGTATATGACGATACGGGTGCGGTGGTCTGGACAGCGTCTCAGAAGCCTCTCCGGCTGGTGTTTGGCAATGACCTCAGCAATCTGGCAAGTGGTCCAACCTACGCGCATATTTCATCTACACTCATCAATCAGTCATGGGCCAACACGACCGAGGACGGCGTCGTGTTTTTTACTGATTGGTCCATTTATGCAGAAATGTACGTCTGTACGAGCACAGGCGTAACACAGTCGACCGTGACAGTTGGCAGCGGAACCAAGCCTGGGGCCAACAACGAGCCTCGCCCGCTTGGAGCCGGTATATCTGGCGGCGGATATCAGAATACAGAGCGCTTTGTCGTCGATGTCACAAACTACTAGGAGGTCATGCAGCATGACGTCTGTGGAGGTGGGTAAACTGATGACCCCCCATCATCGCATCCTCATTGAAGCCGCTCTGGCGCGATCGCCGGAAGGTTTTACATTTGATGACATAACTGCCGAGGTCGCCAGCGGTCGTGCAATGTTGTGGACCGGAGAGCAGTCTGCAGCTGTCACCTACGTTCGTCCGATGCGCGCCATGTGGATATGGGCAGCTGGCGGCAATGCCAGGGAGCTTGCGAGGATGTCGGCTGGTTGCGAGGCCGAGGCCAAGCGCCTGGGTTGTGATGTTGTCATTGCTGGCGGTCGGGAAGGCTGGTCCCGGGTTCTGCAGCCGATTGGCTATCAGCCACACGTTTTGAAGGAGATCTGACATGTCCCTCTCTGGCGGCAAGACCAAGTCCAAGGCGACCGAGACAACCAATCAGACCCAGACGCAGGCCCTGACCGACTGGTCCCGTGACCAGTGGGAAAAGCAGACGGGCGGGATTCTCGGGATGACGCAGGACTTCGCAGGGCGAGAGTTCATGCCATACACCAAGCCCATGGTTGCTGGTCTCGGCGCCGGCCAGCAGATGGCTCGGGATATGGTTTACAGGGACATGGGCGCCGGCGGCGGGCTTCTGGATGACGCGGCTGCCGCCGCCAAGGCTGGCGGTGCGGCGACATGGACGCCTGAGGCTGTCATGGGTCCCTCTGAAATCACGGCTCAGCAGGTGGCTGCCCCGGAGCGCATTTCATATCGTCAGTTCGACGCTGAACGGATCAAGCAGAGGCAGAACCCCTTCATAAGCAATGTCGTTAATGCAGCTGAGCAGTATGCCAATGAGGCCAGGGACCGTCAGATCACGGACAACCAGGCGAGGGCGACAGCTGCGGGCGCATATGGCGGATCGCGTCATGGGATAGCCGATGCGGAAATACGCAGGAAGGCTGCCATGGACACTGCGAGCATGAATGCGGATCTGCTTTATCGCGGATACAATGACGCCATGGCGGCAGACGAGCGTGAGTCTGGCAACCTCATGGCTGCTGACCAGTACAATTCGCAGGCTGGTTATGGGGCAAACGTCTACAACGCCAATGCTCGCGGCGCTGCTGACCTTTACAACTCGCAGTCCGGCTACAATGCCCGCATGGCTGATGCTCAAAGACGCGATGCAGCTGCCCAGTTTGCCTCCCAGCGCAAGTTTCAGGAGGCCGGCCTCCTCGGCAACCTGTCGCAGCAGAAGGCCGCGCAGATGGCCCAGCAGGCTCAGTTGCTGGAGCAGTTCGGAGCGACGGAGCGTGAGATTGAGCAGGCAAGACTGCTTGCCGATCGTGCTGAGTTTGACCGTGAGGCTGCAGACAGGCTGAACAAGTTCATGCTTGAGCTGCAGGTCCGTCAGGGCATCCTCGGATCAACACCGATGATGCAGACGCAGACCAGCTCAGGCACGGGTACGCGCAATCAGAGCGGCACGAATTTCGGTTTTGAGGGCTGGAAACCGTTCGGTTAATAGGACTTTTGACGACTGCCGTTAATTGCTCTGTCAAAACCATTGGCTTTAAATCCCAGCCGTCATTCGTGGCGCGCTGGCATTTTCTTTTGACCACCTCCCACAAGGGACCCTCGCCATGCGCCTCGGAATGATGGGCAATTTTGCCTACGCCCCTGACGTTGTCCGTCGGTATGCCAGCAGAAATCCGTCCATATCATCGCGCGATCTTGATCCCGTGATGCCGGAGCTGGGCAACACACCGGGCGCAGCAGCTATGCGCGCAAAGCTGGCGGAGCAGGATAGAAATTACCAATCAATGCCGGCGCCACCGGAAGATGCGGCTCCCATACTCCCCAGCGCGGCGTCCATGTCTCAGCCGAAGGGGCCAGGCTTTTTCGGACGTATGCCAATGCCGTCACTTCCTACGACGGGCATGATGGGGCGCGGCCCAGCTTCAGCGCCTTCTGCACAGATGAACCGCTCAGAACTGGCTGATCTTGGCGCTAGCGTTCCTGATTTTGGAGCAGGCGGCAGTCTGCTTACAATGCGGAACACTCTTGGGATGAAGCCTGAGCCTTACAAAGAACCGGCCCAGGTCAAGGGTTCGATGATGGCTGCCGCCGCCAGCATGGGCGGCGCCCAGCGTCAGCCTTCGTCTGCAGCGGCTCCTCAACAGCTTGGAGCTTTTGGCAATTCCGGAAGCTTTGCCGCGCGCAACAATATGGAAAACGCGCAGCCTAATTTCTTTGAGAACCTCATTGGATACGATCCTAACAAGGCAGATGTCCCAAGCCTTGGATGGCTATTTATGAGCCCAGAAGGGCGTCAAGCCAGTGTTGACCGTGTTCAAGCGCAGTCGGACCTGGCTAGAGATACGGCGGAGAAATCAGCGAACCTCGACATTATACGATCTCAGTACGGGGAGGAGGCGGCGCGCCTTTACGATGTAGACCCCGCATATTTTGAGACGTGGCTTACCAATAGTCTGAAGCCAGATAGCCAAAGCAAGAAAGAGACGTTTACGGATAAAGACGGCCAAGTATGGATGATTGATCCATACAGCGGCAAAGCCAGCAAGGTTGATGGTCTTTTCGGATCACCCGAAGGGCAGGATGCAGTTGGTGGTCGGCGTCTTAGCAGCACGCAAATTGACAGCAGCGGACGGGCAATAGGTGTCTTCAGCGATGGGACTACAGGCGATCTCGGTTTCAGCGTGAGAAATCCCTATCAGGTTGGGGATGTCGGAGGGGTCCCGTACTTCTTTGACAGACAAGCTGGTACGATGATGCCAGTGGTTGATCCCGATGTTGTCGGTGTAAACGCAGCAAAAGTTGAAGCCGGTAAGCAGGCAGGAATAGCTCAATCAGACGCTATTTCCAATTATGCGAATGTTGTCGCGACATCTGACGAGGCCATTGCGGCTATCGACGAGCTTCTTTTGTCTCCTGGATTTAACGATGCCTACGGCTTGGGCCGTCTCAATCCTCTCGGCTTTGTTCCTGGGTCAAATCGCAAAAATACAGAAGCTATTCGCGACAAGCTGGACGCCAAGTTCTTCCTGAGCGCTGTCAATAATTTGAAAGCTTCTCTCGCTCCTCTGTCAAACAAGGATGCGGAGCGTCTGTCTGCGTCAGTCTCGCAATTGGCAAATCCTGAAATCAGCGCCGAAGAGGCTCGTCGTGTTGCGCTGGAAATGAAAGATATTTTCCAGAGGAACAAGGAAAAAGCTTATGAAAGGTCGCTTCGCGGACCTCTGACGCCTCCATCCAACAACAAACCGTTGGACCAATGGACTGACGAAGAACTTGCAGCAGCGCTTGGCGCCAGCTCGGGGAACTGACACATGCCAACAAGAGAAGAACTGCTCGCCGAGCGCGAGAGGCGCCGCCGTGCGCGTGAAGCTGGCATGCCTGCATCACCTGCCCAGCCGCAAGCGCAGGGTTTGACGCTTCAACAGCTGCAAGCTGAGCAGGCTCGCAGAAAGCAGGCAAGCAGGATGCCATGGGGCGATGACGGGGCTTCGTTTGATGGCCTGTACACACCACCAAAGTCTGTTGCGCCACCCGCTCCGAGGCCTGTAAAGGGCCCTCCGGCGGCACTTTCCGGCTGGCGTCCTGATCAACTTGCTTCTGCCCAGCGTGGCGCGCAGCCAGGAGCAAGTGCAGCTGATCGACTGAATGCGCAGACACGAAACGTCGCTCTGGCTCAGGCATTTTCTGACATCAAGCCTGCAGGAAGCGATCCTGCGTGGAAGGGACCTGAGGCGGTCGATCCCCAGCTTGATCGAATCCGCAAGGAAAAGCTCCTGACTGATGAGCTGGCTCGCTCCGGAACCCAGCTTTACTCTGGTGATGTTCAGAACCTTCTGGACATGGGCGACCCCGCCATTGAACGGATCGTATCGCGCGATCAGCTGCCTTCCGCAGACAATAGACCGTTCATGTCGGACGCTGATTTCAACCGTCTGACACCGGAGCGCCAGCAGCAGGAAGCTGATCGCATGGCGCGTGTAAGCGCCTTTGATCAGACACGCCGGCAGGATGTGGATGCGGCCAGAAATCTTGCGCAAGGGAACATTCGTTTTGGAGACGCATGGACAGCAAATCCCGCAATCTCTGTAAGAGAGCAGGCTATCAAACAGCGTCAGGAGCGCGATGCCGCAGAGTTGCGTGAAGCTTCGCGCGGCTATGGCGCCTTGATGGATATGGCCGTTACCCAGGACGATCGGGGTCTTCTGCAAACTGGAACATCTGTCGATCGCGATATTGGAAAAGGCATAACAGCCGCGCCAATCAACATAGCCAATGCGGCGTCAATGGCGCTTGAGGCAACGGCTAACTTTCCAATTGATGCGTACAATCACTTTCGCGGCCAAGATGTCATTCCGCGAATTGATACCTACAAGATTCCTCTTCCTCAGGAACTGGAGTCAGGAACTGGAGCTCTTACGCAAGGTCTTGCGCAATTCCTTTTTGCTCGCGGCGCTATTGGAAAGATGGCCCCTGGAGGAGGTTTAGGCGCGCAGTTTGGCAAAGATGCAGCCGCTGTCGGCTTGGGTTTTGACGGATCGACTGGTCGCGTTGCCGACATGCTGGATCTGAGTGCCATCCCAGAGGGTCCTCTTCGGGATTATGCGGCATTTCTAAAGACTCAGCCTGAAGACTCGCAATTTGTAGGACGACTGAAGAATGCTCTTGAAGATCTGACGCTAAGCGGACCATTTCTGGCTCCTCAGGCAGCTGTTCGTGGCGCTCAGGCTGTCAACAGAGCCATCAATCCTTCCCTTACTCCAACAAACGCAGGCGGGGCTCGCGTTCGTCCGCAGCCCTCAGCTCCGCCTCCGCGCAATCCTCGCGAAGCCTACAACGCGATGTCTGAGGAACAGCGGCGCGCCATTGTGCAGGGCTTGCAGGACGCTGGCATGTCTGCTGACGAGATCGTCGCATCGATCAGGGCAGGACGGTTCAGCCCGCCGCCAAGGCCAGAACCCGGTCCTTCGCCTGCTGGCCGGCAGGAGGAGCCGCAGCCTGTTGAGGAGCCAGTTCCCGAGCCTGAAATGCCGCGCGGAGGGGCAGCCTCTGATCCGGCTTCTGCTCGGGCTGCGCCAGCACCGTTCAGTGCGGCGCCAGAACCCCTTCCTCCGCGTCGTGGTTTTATATCCAGAAACGCTGATACAATCTTTGGCGGAGGCGCTGGCGCCTATCTTGGTGGAGTTGGCGAAGCAAACGCTGCTGATGAAAACGAGACAGATCCTGAAGGCAATCCAGCTGTGGGAGCAGGCGTTGGCGGAGCCATTGGTATGGCTATCCCTCGCATTGGGCGTCGATTTGCCGGCCAGGTTGCTCGGACAGTAGGGCGTCCATTTAATCCACGTGGTTATGATGAACGAATTGTAGCGGGAGCTATACGGCGAGATCTTCGTAACGTCGGCATAACAAATGCTGACGAGGCTGCTGCGGCTATGGCTATGCGTTTCGGGGACAAACCCTCAACGATAGCTGACCTAACTCAGGAGGGAATTAACAAAGCGGCGGGCTTGTCACGACTTCCAGGAGAAACGCCCGGAAAGGCAAGAATAAGATACGAAGAACTCGGGGACGCTCAAAAGGGCCGACTTGAGCGCGATATAGCGTCTGCAAACCCCAACCTGAACCCGGGCACGATTACGGGTAACATTGATGAGATGATCCAAGCCGCCCGGGAGCAGGCAGCCCCGGCGTATAACGCGCTGAGAGCTAACTATCCTGAGCTGGACAGCCCGCGTCTGCGTGTACTTTTGGACATGGATGTTATGCGTCCGCATGTCGAGGCTGCGAACGCCTACGCCACCACAGTGAGGCAGACCACAGGCCGTCAGCTGACAGACTTCGAGATCATGGATCTCATCAAGCGCAACATGGATGCGGCGGAGCAAAAGCTCATTGCGCGCCCCGGCGCATCGATGGATGACCTTCAGATCCGGCAGATAGAAGAGGCGCGCTCGGCCTTTGTGAGAGAGCTGGACCAGCTTATGCCGGAATACGCAGCGGCCCGCAAAGCCGGCGGCGAAGCGCCAATAATGAAGGCGGATTTTGAGAAAGGTCAGCGTCTTCTCGAAGGCAGGTATATTCTTGAAGATGTGACGCGCATCGTTACTGGCATCACAGATCGTCCACTGACAGCGCTCCAGGCTGGCGTGATTAGGTCAATGGTGGCTAAGGCGCAGAACACACGCGGCGCTGTTCAGGCCCTTTCCAGTTCATCCGCCAATAAGAAGCTTGCAGCTGTCTTCGGGCAGGAAGCAGCTGACGCGATGCAGGCGCGTTTCAAAGCCGATGCTGCAATTATGCAGAATGCTGGCCGCATTAATCCAAATGTGGGGTCTGTAACGGGACAGGCCTTGATGGGAGGTGGCGGCTTTGCTGCAGACGCAGTCGCTGCAATTCGGGCATTGCGCAATCCCACTGAAGCCGGGCTTTCATGGTTGTCTAAGGCTGGAGCATATTCAGAAGCCCAGCGCGATCTCATGGGGCAGATGCTTCTGGAAGGCGCAACGCCGGAGAACCTGGCGCGGATATTCCCCCCTCGTGGTCGCCGTGGCGGTCCTCCGCGTCCTTCCCGGCGTGGACCCCCTCCGCGTAGATCTGGAGGCCCGTCTGCTGGCCCCGGCACATCCGGAGGCCCGCCTCCCTCATCTGCGTCCGGAGGCGCCACAGCGTCTGCTGCGGATGACTTCGTCGATACAGCCGGCATGGCGGATGATGTCGCCGCCCCGCAGGCCCGTGATGTTGGGGACATTCCATTCCCTGCTCAGGGAGCGCCTGAGGTTCCGGAATGGACGGGTCCGCGTCCCAAGAAGCCGCAATCGTTGCTGGCTTGGATCCGCTCTCAGGGAGGCATCAAGGACACGAACTACATGACTGGCGATCTCAAAGCCATCATGGGGCGCGCCAATGCATATCCCGGTCTCCTGAACAACAAGTCCGGCACAGCGCTGGATCTGCTTGCACGCAGGGCTTACTCGGAAGGATTTGATGTCGATCCGGAAGACGCCAACACACTAATGCGTCTGATTGACGAAGAGTTTCGCGGCGATCCCAGCTACCGCATAGGCGCTCGCGAAGAGTGGGATGCGTACCAGGACTACCTCAGGCAAGTAGACAGGTATGAGGCCGACCGCGCTCCCGACACCATGGGCTTTGGCGGTCGATCGTCTCCTGCCGGCGCTCGTGCAGTTCAGCAGGCTCAGTCACAGGGCTATGCAGGCCGTGACATCGGCGAAGCGCAGGAATGGGTGCGCGCCCGCGAGAAGGGCCTGGACATGTCGCAGGAAGGACGCATGGCCCGTGCGCAGAAGATGGGGTTTGATGTCAAGACGCCGCTGTATCATGGGACAACGAAAAAGATTGATGAATTTGAAATCACAAAAGACGGATCTCTAGGTCCTGGCGTTTACTTCGCAAAAAGCCCTAACCTCGCATCAGAATATGCGCGCGGCCAAGGCGCAAACGTGATGCCTGTTTATGTGCGTGGACGCATCGCGAGCGAAGATGAATGGTCTAAGATTTGGGAACAAGAGAGCGCAAAAGTTGCGGATGATGTTACTAGCGATGTCATAAACGCACGAGTAACCCCAATTCTCAAGAAGCGTGGTTACGCGGGCATTGAAACTGATAGTGAAGTTGTTATCTTCGACCCCTCCAACATCCGCTCCGTCAACGCCGCTTTCGGCCCAGGCGCTTCCAGAAGCCCCAACATCCTTTCCGGCATGGGCAGAAGCCCTGTTGCTACAGGAACAGTTGCTGGCGGCACTGCAGGCGCTGTCGCGCCCTATGATTCCGATGGTGATGGCCAGATCAGCGCTAATGAGCGTGCTGCGTCTGTCATGGGCGGCATGATCTCCGGCGGCATTGGTGGCGCTGCCGCCAGTCGCCTTATGCCCGGCATGGGGCGCAAAGGTCCTCCGCCTGCAGGGCCGCGCATGGGTCCCCGCACGATGGGGCTGGGCGGCGCTCGTCGCCAGGAAGCGGCCAACATTCGCAATAGCGTGGGAGCGCGGGCCTCCTCGTTGATTGACGATCTTCCAGAGCGAGCGAAGGGGCGTGAGATGCTTGAAGCCCTTGAGAAAAAAGGGGTTCGCTTGTTCAAGGCTGAGCAGGACGCTTTCTTCCGCAGGTTTCCGGCGGAAAGGCAAACAACCCGCACCCAAATCGAAAGCTTTATGGATGATGTGGCGTCAGGAAAGACATTTGACGGACAGCTTCCAGCCGGTCGTCCCGTTCCTGCCATCATTGATGAAGTGACAAACCTTAAAGCGGCTCAATCACTTGCTGCAGAGCGCCCTTTCAACACTAACAGAGATCTGAAGGTTGCCCTTGATGAGCGTTTCCGCGCCAGATCTAGGGCTGCGCGTGTAGACCTTTCGGAGGATACAAAAGCAACCCGAGAGTACATCGCTCGCGTTGCGCTGGCCGACGCCATTGAGGCAATTCGCACCAACAAGAACGCCATTGGCTGGTACGATGACAAGGTTACCAAGGCCATGTCTGTGATGGAGGAAGTCCATCCTGAGCTGGCAACTGACGTAAACGCTCGTTTTGCATTTACCGTTGCTCTCGCGATTACTTCGAACGGTCAGAAAGTCGGTAAAAACTTTGAGCTGGCCGAGCAGGCGTACAAGGCGTTCAAAGGAAATGGACGCATGCCAACCAACATCAAGGCTGGAGAGGCGCAAAAGGCCATTAATGACTCTCTTGATCTGTTCAATGAGCTGCTGAACAGGCACGGCATCGACAAACTGCGCGATATCATCACGACCAAGCGCACGGTGAAAGAAATTGAAGAGCTGACTGGCATCAAGATTGCCGAGCGTGCCGATGAAGAAGTCTTTGGAGCCGGAATCTTCGGGCCAAAAATCGGCAACGGGTTCTTGATGAACCTGAACGGAGAGTTCGGTCAGCTAACGATAGACAGATGGTTCATGCGGACCTGGGGTCGCTGGACAGGCAAACTGATTGAAAAAAACAAGGATATGATAATTGCCAAGCGCGATCATCTGTCCGGTCTGATCAACATGATGGATCCCTCTGACAAGAGGGAGTTTGAAGCGATTATTGGTCGTCGTCTTTCGGTATCTGCGATTGACGACGTGGCTTACGCAATTCGGAAAGCGTCACAGGATCCTGCCTTGCGCGATCGCATGGCAGATATTGGCGTATTGGGTCACAACAGTCGCCCAATAGTTGACGCACTGCTTGGCGCGCCGCCCAAGGGGAAACAGCGACTTTCTCTTGGCGACGAGCTGCGAAAGAATGGAAACGGTTTGTGGAAGTATCTGGATGGGCAGATTGAACAGCCATCCGGCCCTGCTCAGCGCCGCCAGATTCGCGAGGTTATGACCACCGCGCTGGAAATGTTGAAAAAGGACTATCCTGACCTTACCATGGCTGACTTGCAGGCGCTTCTGTGGTATCCGGAAAAGCTGCTTTATGACAGCGCCAAGGTCGTTGACGACGCCAGGATTGCAAAGGGATATGTCGATGAAGAGGCCCCCGACTACCTTAACGCAGCCATTGAGCACGCCGAGAAGCTTGGGATCAGCCGCGCCAGGATCGATGGCGCAGTCGCCAAAGGACAGTCCAGAATTGATGCCAGAAGACGATCAGGAAGCGTGGGATCAAATGCTGGAAGATCGGGCCAGGGAAGCGGACTGGAAACGCAACCCCCGACCAGTCAAGCGCCGGTAGATCGTATCAAAGGCCCTCCTTCTCAGGGCGCAAAAGGTCCGCGCACAACCCTCTCTGCCTTCCCCGGAGGTGGAGCAGGAGCGCAGGCTGCCACAGGGGCGGTCGCTGCAGCTTATGGCTATGCCATGCCGCAGGACTTCAACGATGACGGAGCGATCGACGACACAGACCGTGGGATGACGGCTGGCCTGTACGGGCTTGGCGGTCTTACGGCTGCAGGCCTCGCCCGGGCGCGCAATGCTTCTGGCAGGGGCGCGGTTCCTGACGGGGCGACCACACGCACATTTGGTGGAGAGAACGCCAAGACCGCTGACAAGCGTCTTCTTGGAATTGCCAAGCAGATGGAAAAGGCTGGCGGTGGCCGTGACCAGATCTGGCGTGAGACTGGCTGGGGAAGGAGCCGTGATGGCAAATGGCGCTTCGAGATCGATGACAGCAAGTCCGGCTTCCGTCTTGATCGGATGCCTGAGGAGGGTCGGACCACATCTCTCGGCAATGTTCTGGAACATGAGGATGCCTACGCAGCTTATCCGACATCCCGTGACATCCAGGTGGTGGAGGACCCCAACACGGGTCGCAGCGGAGCGTTCTATCCTGGCGCTGACATGATCAGCCTTCGCAGTCGCGGATTTGGAGCTGGAGGCGTCAAATCAACCGCCCTGCATGAGAACCAGCACGCCATACAGGAATTGGAAGGCTTTGCCGCTGGCGGGTCGCCAAGCAGCGCTTACATGAGTGACGAACTACGTCCGGAATGGATGCGTCAGGTCGATCGTCAGCTGACGCCTCCGACCTATGAGCAGTTTGCGGCGAACCCGACGTTTGCAGGCGTACCGAAATCCGAAGTGCGCCGTCAGTACAATGGCATGGTGAAGGACATCCGCGAGGCCCGGAAGGACCCATACCACCCTCTTAGCAGGGCGGCTCAGGAAAGCGCTGCACGAGACATCTACCGCCGCCTTGCCGGAGAGGTAGAAGCCCGCAACGTACAGATACGCAGGAATATGACGCCCTACGAAAGGCGCGCAAATCCTCCCTGGACTACGCAGGACGTTCCCGATGACCAGCAGATCGTCCGCATGATAGGTGGCCCTCAGGAGAGCAGTCTTGGCCCTCCAAAGTCATCTGCAATGGCTACGCAGGAGCCAGTTCAGCCGCCGCCCGTGAAAGGGCCTCCGACGGCAAGCCGGCTTGATGACTCATCTGAGATTGGGCAGAGTGAGCGGATGCTAAAGTTAGCCGACGTAGAAAAATTAATTGCATCCGCAGAAGGTCCGCTTTTTATACGCTGGTCAAACGGGCCTAAGTTTGACATGCGCGCAGGCGCGAAAAGCAAAGACTATCAGACAGGTCTGCTGCATGACGGATTATCTGCTGTTGAACTGAAACGTGGATGGTCGCGATCGTATTTGGCGCGTAGACTTGGGGAGTATAATTCTCCTTTTGTGAAAAGTGGGAAAAATTTTGAAGGCCACATATACGAGGGTAAGGTGGTCGGAAAAGACTCAGACGGCTACCCATCAATTCGACCAGTTAGGCACGTTGGAACGCTCGACCCGGATTTTTCAAAAGCACTGGCTGATAGGGATGTTATTCAGGCGGCTGAAAGTCTAAGTGCGATTTCCAGTTCGCGCGCCCGTCTTGATGCCCTTTTAGGCAAATCAGAAATTACATCTGACGAACGAGTTGCTGTTGGAGTTTTTGAAAGATCAATTGCGCGAGAAGAGGAAGTGCTCGCGAAGTTACCGCCGGACGTTGTGTCTTTAGCCAAGCAAATGCTTGAGAGTTCAGCCGCCCCCGCCCTCAAAAGCGGGGGCGGATCGCTTCCGCCTATCGCTTCTGGTCCCGGAGGTCCCCCGCCTCCAGCACAACGCCTTGGCAAGGGCCCCAAGGGACCGCCTGGTTCTTCCAGCATTGGCCGCATGATCGGTGGCGGTGCTATTGGCGGTGCATTGGGCGCAATGGCTGGTGAAGCGGAGGCCGACAGCTCGTCAGAAATCGAGCAGCAGCTTCAGGCGGAAATGGCGAAGATTGCTCAGCTCAACAAAGAGATTGAAGGGCTGATGGCGGATCAGAACTTCTTCCGCACAGCAGACAACAAGGAACTGCAGAGACGCCTGGCTCGGGAAGGGTTCAATCTCGGACCGACAGGTGTAGATGGCATACTGTCCCTTTCGAGCGGTAGAGAAACTCTGAGCGGAAAGGCGATCAGGGAGTTCAAAGCAAATATTGAGGAGAGGCTTAACGCGGCCAATGAGCGTCTGAATAAAGCTGAGGGGCAGGTGAAGGTCCTGATGGAGCGTGACGCCCTGCAGAGAAACCGTCCAAATTTCTTTATTGAGGCTGCTCGTGAGTACGGGCCTACTATGGCTGGCGTTCTTGCCGGGTTCGGATTGAAGTATATGCGCGGGTCAGCCGCCAAAGCTTCCGTCGCTGGTGCGAAGGCGGCATCGCAAAAGCTAAATCGCCTGATCACCCCGATCTCAAAGGAAGAGGTCACCGGGATGCTTAACAGGGCTGATGAAAGCAGGCCGGCGAATCTCAATCAGCTGTGGCAAAAGGGTGGAGCTAAAAAGGATGAGCTTCCATTCTTGCAGGACAGCGTTGGCAAGTGGAAGCCAAATCCCAATGCCAGGCCGGCAGATGAGTTGTTTCAGGACGACAATCTCTGGAAGCAGTTGACCCGTTATGTCAAAGGCAAAGACCTTGCTTGGATTCTGGGTTCTGGCGGTGAAGCCGCCGTCATGCAGCCTTTTATTGACAAGGCTAACAAGGACCTCGTCGAAGCTGAGAGAGCCTGGAAAGACAATCCCAGCGACGAGACATACAAGCGTGTTGAGGATGCCAAGAACGCTGTGGCGAATTACACGCTGCTGCAGCGTCTTGGCATGGGTGTCGCTGGCGGTCGTATCATTGGATCACTGGGAGCGGCTTACGCCAAGCCGCAGCCCAACATCGTGGCGGCTGCGACGGAGCAGGCTGCGCTCAAGCAGTATATAGCCAGCACCAAACCGCCGCCAAAGCCACGCGGTCCACGTAAACCTAAAGCTCCGCCGCCGGTTGAAAGCCAAAAGGTGCAGGGCTTCGGGCTTCAGGCGCTTCTTGATTATTTCAAGTCCGGATCGCGGAAATCAAAGTCTCCGCCTCCGCCTGTGCCTTGATGGCGTGGCAGCAAGGTTTAGACCAAGAATAAGGCCAAACGCGCTCACGGTTATTACCATGCCAATGACGATCTGGTTGACGCGACCCTGACCCAAAAACAACTCTACATGGCCCATGAAGAGCGTCATCGCCATGGCCGAAATGAACATTTCGCCGCCAAGAAACTTCTTCATCTCACCACCCCCGATCACTGAACTTCGCTCTTAACACACGCTACATCCATCCCCAAAGCCCCGTTTCCGAAAGGATGCGGGGTTTTTCATTGCCCGGAGACGCCATGCGCCGCCTTCGACACAGACCCGATCAGTTCTTCCTGCGAGGCGATCGATACGCCTTCCACAGGCACCAGGACGGCGCCACGCTTGGGAGGCTGGATCCGTATTCCTCCGATCCCCAGAGATGGCTCCTGCACTCAGGCAGGACCATTGATGTCACCGGAGAGGATGTCCGGCTGATCACCAAGCAGGTCCATGACATCGATCTGCCTGCAACACGGCCAGAGGGAGGGACATGCTCCTGCGCCTCCCGCGTTGCCCTTCTGGAGGCAAGGCTTGCGGCCCTGGAGGCCCAAGATGAGCCCGCAGCGCCTTCGGTTGCCGAGGATGCACCGGACGCCCCGCCTCCCGAAACCGTGCCTGAGCCTCAATCTGAAGCGGCGGAGCCAGTATACAATTCTGTAGAGGTTCTGCTCGGCCCTCTGGAGGAGCTGAAGGCCAGGATTGATGCGGTGAGGGCGGGTGAGGACCTGCTTGAGGTCGAGGACCTGCTTGAGATGGTCGTGGACAATCCCCCCGGCTCTTCTCGTCACCTTGAAGATGCTGTGAGAGCGATACGGGGCACATCCCGGCGCAGGCTGTCTGAGCTTCTGAATGTTGAACTGGCCGAGCTGCGGAACGCGCGCGGGATGGTGGGTGAGGATCTCGTCCGCGAGCAGCAGATTGAATACCTGCTCGGCCTGTTCGCGCGTCTCGGGGAAATCTGAAATGGGGGGCGACAGTGACAGAGCATCTGCGGGACAGGCTGGCCGACACCGAAAAATATCTTGAGCGCTTCGCGGCCCTGACCGTTGAGATCGCCATGCTCAAAGTGGCGCAGTCCGGCACGGTCAACAAGGGCATGCTGGCCGACGAGCTGAACAGAGTGATGATCCAGGTCCGCAAGGAGAGGGAGAGAGCTATGGGCGAGCTTCGCACAGAGATGAAGATGGCGTTTTCCGACGCAATGAGGGACGCCCTCAAAGAGCATGCCGCAGAGCAGGTGAAGCGGGAAGAAGATCGCGCCACTCAGCAGCGCAAGACCATGGTGCTCTATGCCCGCATGGGCGTGGCCCTGCTCATCGTCCTACTGGCAAAAGACGTCGGATCACTCTTCGCGGCGAGCCGAATGATCTTCGGCATTCAATAACCATCGGGGCAGGGGCAATGAACCGATTTCTGAGCAAGTTCCTTGAGTTCAAGAACGAAGCGGATGCGACACGCAAGTTCGCACTCTTCGCAGTCGTCATCATCACCATGGGCCTCGCATCCCTTGCTGTAACTGGCATTGTGGCCACGGCTCACTGGTCTGTTCTGAGCTTCCTTCCCACGGTGGGCATGATCATCGCGGTTCTGGGTGCAGAGCTTCTTGCCACAGTGGCGTTTATCCGCACGCTGACAGCCAGCACAACGCTTCGGAAGGTGGCTGGGGCTTTCATCTTTTTGGGCCTCGCAGCTGTGGGTGTTCACAATGCGGAAAACGGGGCCAAGGTCGTCTGGCCGGAGCGGTTTGCAGAGAGCGCAGCAAGCCTTGAAGCCAAGGCGGCTCTTGCCGGCGAGGAGGCTGGCACCCTCGGGCAGGCTCAGCAGGCAGCCATAGCGAGCACAGGCGGAGAGCTGGAGCGCGTCCGCACGCAGATCGCAGAGCTTCGCACAGAGCAGCAGCTCATGGCCTCCATGAGCCCGGAGGGGATCAGCAAAGCGCAATCGCTCCTCCTCGCTCAAGGGCTTTATTTCGGGTCTGTGGACGGCATCCGGCAGGACAGGACGGAAAGCGCCATGAGGGCGAGGGGCGAGGCGATCCAGTCTGAACTGGCAACTCTCAAGGCGAGAGAAGACAACCTCATGCAGGGGCAGGCCAGCCCGGTTCAGCAGGCTACCACCGATAAGAGGCTCCTTCAGATCGAGCAGCAGGAACGCGCCGCCAATGCCTTCTGGGCATGGGTCTGGCTGATCCTGATGCTCTGCGTCCTCGAAGGTGCCCGCTCCCTCAGCCTCTGGGCGCTGATCACGGATCTCTCCGGGGCCAATGCAGCGCGGGATCGGCAGAGAGAAGACGAGCTTGCCGAACTCCGGCACCAGAACGAAATGGCCGCTCTGATTGCGCAGAGAGCCAGGATCGAGCAGCCGCCTGTCATGGAGGTTCCCGCTGCTCCCATTGCCCCGGCTGTTATTGCGCCTCCAGAGCCGGCACCGCCCTCACCGGCGCCCGAGCCTCTCCCTGAACCTGTGCTGACGCCTCAGCAGAAACGATCGCGCGCAGGGGGTCTTGGGAATGGTCAGCTGAGGGCAGCAGAGCGAGCAAAAGCCGAGCGTCTCATAGTCATCCCGTCCTTCCTTGCGCGCGATGCGATGGGGATGGGCCGGGCTGCGGAATAGGGATGAGCCATGTGGATTGGAATTGACGTTGGCACCACGAACAGCTGCGTGTCCTACTGGGACGGTCGCGGCGCCCGCATGGTGGAGATCGGCGAAGGCATGACGACGATCATGCCCAGCGTGATTACTATTGTGGGGGATCAGGTTCTTGTCGGGCAGGATGCCATCGAGGCGGGGCGCAAGCACCCGGATTTCTGCTACCGGCATTTCAAGCGCCGGCTTGCTGAACGGTGGCTCGAAGACGAGGAGCAGGGGTATCAGACATGCGCTGGGCCTGATGGCACGGTGCATTTCCGTGGGCCTGATGGGTCCACATACTCCCCAACCGAACTCACAGCCTTCCTGATCAATGCGCTTGTGCAGGCCGCTAACCTGCGCTTGCCGGACGGGGAGCTGGTGACGGGCGCCGTAATCTGTGTTCCTGCGGATTTCACCCAACCTCAGCGGGCCTGCGTTGAGGAGGCTGCGCGCATGGCGGGCCTCTCTCAGGTTGAGCTGATGCATGAGCCAACAGCTGCAGCCCTTGCCTACGGGTTCGACGCCAAGAGGGCAAGGCGCATTGCGGTCTTCGACCTCGGAGGTGGGACGTTTGATGTCAGCATCGTGCAGACCGGGGGCGGGCTTGTTGATGTGCTCACCACCAATGGCATCCGGGATCTGGGCGGTTCTGACTATGACCGACGAATAGCGGACTACATCGTCAATCTCTGGCGCACCGAGCATGGTGTTGATCTTGCCGTGCGTGACGCAGCCATGCAGCGGGTGCTGATCACCGCTGAGGCTGTCAAGAAGCGGCTCTCAGAGAAGCCCGACACAAGGTTCAAGGTGGACGACATCGGCAGGACCAAAGACGGTGTCTCGCTGCATATGGACTACCCCATCAGTCAGGCGGTGCTGGAAGAGCTGACAGCGGACCTGCGCGAGCGGATGCTGAATGCCTGCAAGTCGGCGATACAGGATGTGCGGCGCTCTGATCCCAATTTCACGGTGACGGATCTGCATGATGTCCTCCTGGTCGGGGGCATGACCAGGGTGCCCTCAGTGAGGGAGGCCGCTCAGGTCTTCTTCGGCAAAAAGCCCAAGCGGGACGAGAGCCCCGAGATGGTCGTGGCCATGGGCGCCGCGATCAAAGCAGCCATTGTGGAAGGCAGGCGGGCTGACATCACAATAGCGGATATCACCAGCCATGCCTTGTGTGTGGAGAGCCTCAATGGCGTGGCCACAGTGCTTGTGCCCAAAGGAGTGAGCTATCCTTTCGAGGAGACGTTCACCCTCACCAATGCCGCTCCCGGCCAGCTTGAGCTGAGCATCCGGCTGGTGCAGGGCGAGGCGCACAAGGCTGCATTGTGCGAGCCCCTCTGGGCTGTAGATGTTCCGATCGAGCCTTCTGAGCCGCAATCAGCACGCATCCCGCTGACCATCCGGATCGATGCGAGCGGCAGGCCGACGGCAGAGGTTGAGGACTATCGATATGAGGGGGTTGCGGCATGAAAACCTGCGATGATGGCCTGCGACTGATCCAGCAGTTCGAAGGCGCTCCTCGCCTCAAGGCTAGGCTGTGTGAGGGAGGGGCGTGGGAGTTAAGCTACGGGGTGACCTTCCACCCTGATGGCAGGCCTGTGCAGTCCGGCGAGACATGCACAGAGGATTATGCCCTTGAGATGTTCAGGCATGCCCTCGGTGTGTTTGAGCAGGCGGTGTCAGCAGCTCTCACTGTGCCGGTCACCCAGCATCAGTTCTCCGCACTCGTAGCCCTCGCCTACAATATCGGGGCGGAGAACTTTGCAAAAAGCACAGTGCTGCGCGAGACCAATGCCAACCGTGTGGATGATGCGGCTGCTGCTTTCGGCATGTGGATCTACGCCACACAGGGCGGGCACAAGCAGGCTTACCGTGGCTTGCTCAGGCGTCGTTACAGTGAGGCGTGCCTTTATCTGGGATATGATTGGACCGAAGCTTGCGAGGAAGATGCGATAGCATTGAAGCGTGAGCCTCCCGTCAGCCTGCCGGGCACGGACAAGGTCATCTACAAAACCCCTTTCAAGGACGTTCTTCGGGTCGCGCAGCGATATCCACTGGCGGTCCCTACTGAGGCGGCTGAGGCACACCTGTTTGAGCCTGAGCCGCCACCCCCTGCCGTGGCGATCCCAAGCGTCACAGTGGCGGAGCCGCCGGAGGTATCCCCCCCTCTGCCTGTCCAGCCTCCGGCGGCGCCTGCCCCAGAAAAACCTGTCGCGCAAAGCGGTGCGTCTCCTTCCGTTATCGCTACAGGTCCGGCGGTGGTACAGGCCCCTGCGCCACCGCCGGTTCGCATTCCGGCTCCCCCCAGGCTTCCCGATCCGCCCGTGCCCATCGGGCAGCAGACTGGCGCTGTGGATGGGACACGCAAGGCTGAGGAGTGGTCCAGCAGCGCGAAGGCCATGTGGATGAGCCGACGCTTCTACGGCTTGATGCTCATAATGATCGGGCGCGGGTGGATGCTGTTCACCGGCAGCAATGCGCTCCTGGGCGCTGTCTCAGATCCGCTCGTCATGGAATTTGTTGGAGGCTTCTGCGTCATGCTTGTCGGCGAGGCTGTTCAGGCGTGGGGCAATGCCAAAGCGACGAGGCCCCTGCGATGACGTTGGCATCTGTCTGGAGCTTCCTGCAGCGCATTCCCGGCTGGGTCTGGCTCGCGATTGCCGGCCTCATGGTGGGCTTTGCGTATGTGGAAAAAGAGAAGGCCCGAGCGCGCAAGGAGGTCACGGACCAGCGCGACAAAGAGGCTGCCGAAGTTGAGGCAGCCGTCACACGTCAAATTACGGAGACGACCCATGAAATTGTACGCCAGGCTGACAGCGTGCGCGCTCGCGATGCCGTTGTTGAGCTGCCAGACGGCACCCAAGCCCTCCCAGGGTATCATTATCGCGACTGAGGATGCCATCTGGCGATCAGCGATCTGCGCCTCAAAGCCCATCCTGATCTCAAGGCAGGATGTTTTGACGGCGGAGACAGCTGAGATGATCGGCGATCACAACAACGTCCTGTTCTGTGAGTGCGATCATCTCAGGCCGGCAGGGTTTGATCCTTCCATCTGTAAAAGCTGAGAGCGGACCTGAGCCCACCCTCCTTTCAGTCTGTCTTGATGCCGGCGGCTTGTCGGATCTTGTCCCTGGCCCAGCCGGATACCGCCTGCTCGCCGGCCTTTTTCTTGATCTTCTGATATTCACTTGTGGTAACGCGAAACTGGACGTTGACCCATTTTTCGTCTCGTGCTTGTTCGGCTCTAATCTGAGCGTCAGAGCGGGGCATTATCTTTTTCCTTTGACTGGTCTGAAGCACTCGCACTTGCAGCCGCGGTCACAAGGCTGGTGAGTTTTTCCGTTAATGTGAACGCGAGCGGCGGTGTGGATACCAAGGCGATGGCCGCAAACACAAAGGCGGTCCATGTCCCCGTCGAAAGTATACTTGCCAGTGTTGATTTCGCGGTTTTGCATTTCTGTCTCCATCTGCTGACCAGCGATATCTGGCATGCCAGCCACTGTCCGTCTATGGCATGCCAGATCACGTAATATTTCAAGCAGCCTCTAGCAATGATGCGCGGAAGTTCTTGATTACCGTTTGCGGTATGCCGTTGTAATCGTCGTGTTTGACTACGGTGGCGGCGCCGATCATGCGCGAGCCAATTTCCCGGAAAGCGGAAAACCAAACAATAACCGCGCCATCTGCCGTTACAGCCGTAATCGCATACCGATCGGGTGAGCTATACGAATAGCCTTTGCTGACAAAGGTGGCCTTTGTCACGGTGGCGTCAATCTTGACGCGGGATCCAATCGTGCCGAGGTGTCCGGCAGACTTTGCCGCAGCGACTTTTGCCGTGCGCGCGTGATCTGCAGCTATCCACTTTTCAATGGCGGCGCGCTGGTTTTCGCTCAGGTCGTTGACTTCAATCTTTTGAAGCATTGAAGCCAGGAAATCGTGACGCGAAGCGTTTGCGACAAGATAGATATACAGGGGATCGGTCCCAAGTATTTCTTGGCGAGCAGCTTTTGCTGCGTCCGCAGCAGCCTGTTTAGCGGCGGCGGCTTTTTCACGCTTGGCAGCAGCTCTGGCATTGAGCTTGGCCAGCTCGTCGCTGGTATAAAGCCTCACTTCGCGAGCGGGCTCAAAGCCAGAACCATTGCACCGGAAGCATGTGTATCCTGTGTGCTTCCAAGCGTTAGCGCCGCCCAATCCACCACAACGGTGACACTTGTTGCGAACAATACCTGTGCGCCCGCCTGGGGTGATCGGCTCAAGAGCCTGTCCGTCACGGCTGAAGAGTGCATTGGTCATTGGAGCATTCCTTCCTTTTGACCCGCTGGATATGGCATGCCATACGTGACAAGTCTATGGCATGCCAGATCACAGATTGTTACAGCCACCTTCCATCCCGGAAGCTCTAAAGGAGAAACCCATGCCGTCTATCAATGTGCCTGACTTCACCAGCAAGGAGTTCTGGCGCAATGCCCGATCCCTCCTGTGGTCCCTGATCGTCGCCTACGCTGCGGTCGTGTTTCTGGGTGTGCTGACCCCGCCCGAGCCCATTGCGTCGTTCATGAGCATCGTAACGCTCGTGGCCGTTTGGGTCGTCGTTTACAATTTCCTGTTCCAAAGGCGATCGTAGGGTCAATCAGCCAAACACAACCGTCCCAATGCGCTCGCCGGATCCCCCTCCGGCGGGCGCTTTTTTTGTTGGCCGGGTGGTGAGCACTCGCCCAACTTTTTGCCCCGTCTCAGCATTTTTGCAAAGCGAACCGGCTTCGCTCTGACTTCGCTCTGACTTCGCTCTGACTTCGCTTTGGCTTCGCATTTTGGCCGGTGTCAGCCGCTGGCCATTTCCGACCGTTCCTGGCCAATCTGGGCCAATCTGGGCCGTTTTCGGCTGATCGCGGATGATGAGTGCATTCGTTGGCGCTATTGGCGCTTTACGAGCAATGCGCCAAAAAAGCGCCAAAAGCGCCAATAGCGCCAAACACCAGGCGACTGTCGCCTTTGTCGCCTGCGACTGTCGCCTTTGTCGCTACGGCATTACGTCATGGTAGGCTGACTATCCGACGCCTTCTGAAGCTGACGCCGGCAGGGCGGTATCCATTGAAATTTCGTTCCCGAAGACCAACCACGCTTCCAGACGATCCACGCATAAGACGTTGCCGTCGATGCATCTTGGTCATAACGGCCCTTTACCATTGGCACGCGCTCAACAAATTGGGCGACCGTCGCGGGTGGGTGAGGCGTGAACAGCGTTTCAAACCTCTCTTTGCCTTCTAGGAAATTCGTCCGCACCAGAAGGGCAGAAATGTCAGGTTTCCACACGGTCAGTGCGTGAAACGCGAATTGCGCCGCAAGTCGAAAGGGCGGGTTGGTAATTATCGCGTTAACGTCATGGCTATCCGCCTGTGGGCGCTCAAACAGGAAATCCGCCACCCGCTCCTGTCCATCCCAGCCATAGTTGTGGATGTCGGTCGCCAAGACTTCGTGGAAATACTCCCGCAGCGGGCGCGCCATGTAACCGCGATTGCAGGCAGGCTCCCAGCACGTCAGAGACTTGAGCACCTTTGTTGGCAGGACGTACTCACAAAGCGCGCGAACAGCCCAAGGGGGCGTGGGGAAGTCATCGAGGCTATCATGCGCTTCGTGGCGCTGGTTCATCACGGCATGGCTGATGTTTTGCGGCATCTACGTTTGCCCCTGTTTGCTTACAGGCGGTACTCTTTTTCGATGCGCCCGAGATCCGGATCGCCCCGGACGTGCCATTTCACCCACGTTTTGTGTTCCTGAAAATGGCGCCAGTGGCCGCGCACAAAATGCATACGCAGGCGCCGCCCGCTTTCCTGTGACTGGGCGTCAGGCAGAGCCGCTGCGCGTTTGCGGTTAGCCAGCTTGATGATGTGATATGAGTAAAGCGGCAGTTTGCCCTTTTTGGCTCGCGCTGCGTTCAGTTTGTGAGGGGCGCGAACAACTTCCCTGTAGGCAAGCTCCGCATCCAGAACAACGCAGGCGGCATACACATTCTTAACCAGGAAATCATCCAGATCATCAGGCACCAAAATGTTGTCTGTTGAGTCACGCGCGCTTTTTTGCGGACTAAAAAGAGCCAATTGAAGTTCATTGTCTTTCAGATCTTCTTTATGTGCTTTGGTCATTACGGCCCATTGACCATGGTCGGAAGGACCTTGGCCACAATATCTGGCTATCATTGAGCCATTTTTGTCCCATCCTTCCATTTGCATGTACCACCATAAAAAATGGACCCCATTGACGACGAACTCAAAGACCATGTTTCCTGATGGAAGCTGTACGGTGTCATCCTGTCTCACCGACCCAAGATCGACCGCTTCTGACCATGCGTGCTCTATAAGCATGACCATGAAGTCGTCTTTTTGGCATATAGAAAGCAATGATCTTGCATCGTCTTGCAGGGCTGCAAATCGTTCTGGCTCAACCCATTTCAATTGAAATGTTTCCTCTTGCAGAACCATCTCAGATAAGAACTGCATGAAATTATGCGCCCGGCTCACCTGCGGACGCGACAGGACAAACGGCGGTTTCAGCGCCTGAAAATTAGACTGCATTTTTAAACCTCCCGGCGTTCAAACTTTGACCCGATGTTCGTCGGACGTTCACGGTCAAAAAGTCTGAATTGACCTTGCAATGACGGGACGAGTACCGCCCTTCTAAGCGGGTGGTTGCAGGTTCAAGTCCTGCCGGGGTCGCCAACCCTTTCAATAACTTAGCTTCTGGGTTCGTCATCGGTTCAAACACAGTTCAAACTTTTCCAGCGGGTGAGTTCCGACTTTGTGCGCGTTTTGCTTCCTGTTTGAGGAGGGCGCGTCCTGCCTTTCGTGCCTCCTGCGTCTTCCTGGCGCGGGCGACGGTCGGGGGCGTGTAGGTGGCGTCCAGAGCCCGGTTCTTGTGCAGGGCGTTAGCGAGCACCTCCGCGCGATCCTCCGCGCTGGCGCCGCCAAGATCGGCTTCCAGGTTGGCGCTCCGACGAATATCGAGGAATTGCCTGCGCTCATCGCCGCCAAAGGCCAGACGGCGCAGAGCGGCGAACTCGTGGGCCATATATGTTTTTGTATACGCCCGCCCCTGAGGGTTCCGAAACAGGGGTTGGCTTGGCATCAGCTGAACGGGCAGGCGATCGGCATAGGCGAGGAGATCGCGGGCGAGATCATCCGATATCGGAGGCTGCGCTGCGGCGCCGGTTTTCGTCCTCTGGCGTTCGATGTGATGGCCCGCTCGATCCTTGCGGATCATCGACAGGCTCAGGGTCCTGCAATCAACAGGTGAGAGCGCTGTTTCCCAGGCAAGGCGGATCATAAGCGACAGTGTCTCGCGGCCTGTTTCCTCAGCGTGTTTGACAAGCTGGTCGATCTCATCGGCTAGCCAGTACTGGGAGCGTCCTGTTGGCAGGGGATTGCTCACGGCCCCTATGGGCGCCCGTGCAATCAGGTGCTTTTTCTCAAGCATGTTCAGGATTGCGCGCCATATCTTGAGCGTCCTGTGAGCATCCGATGCGGATAGCTCCTTCTTCATCCGACGATGAAACGCCTCGCTGTCAGCAACTGTGATGGCGGTGAGAAGCTTCTTGCCGAACGCCTGGTCAATGTGGTCATCCCAGGCTCTTTGATATTCCTCCCGCGTGCGCTGCGCCTTGTCGCTCCAGTCGGCTGATCCGCGCCAGAGGACATAAGCGGCGCCCAGAGATCCGGGAGGATAGCCTCCAAGCCTTCTTGAGCCAGATGGGTCGCAGGCAGCTTTGTAAGCCTCATAGCAGCGCTTTGCTCTTGCCCATGCCTCTGGTCCATCCAGACCCAAAGGCTCACTGGCAGGCAATCCTGAAGCTTCTGCGCGTGCCTTCCCCAGCTCGAAGTATCCGCGTCCCTTGCGGACAACATAGTAAGACAATTTGACCCGCGTCATCTGAAGGCCCCATCCAGCTTGCGCTGGAGGCTAGCGCCTTCTTCCTTGTCTGTCGCCTCGGGGGAGGGGCTGCGCAAGGTAAACCTTTCTCCGCCTTCAAATTCCACAACAGGCACAACGCCCGTTGCCAGCTTGTAGGCCTCAATGGCGCGACGAACCTGGGCGGCGAAGGAGCGGGGGTTCATTGCCCGAATTTCCTCTTCGGCCATTGGTGAGACACACCCTCAGGGCGCTTCTGGAATCCGCGCGATACAATCCTGCGCTTCGGGCCTTGACCCGTTTCACCCCGGATCCTTTTCCCCTTTGCCGACGCAGCAAGATCCCGCGCTGTTTTCGCCTTGCTGCATTCCCGATCCCACAGTGAGCGATTGCTCAGATCATTTGATCCAAGGAAATCAAGCGCGACTATATGCTCGTCGATAATCTGATCGGCCTGCAGCCGTTTCCCGCATCCACAGCCGCAGCGGCCCTCCTGTTTCAGGATGAGCGTCGCAAACTGCACCCGCGTCAGCGGTTTGCGTTTCTGCGGCTGAGGCAGGTCGGATACGGTCATCTTACCATCGCATCCACTAACCATGAGACGATCGTCACGGCCCCGACCCACCAGGGCACCAACAACGCTATCAGCAAAGCAATGGGCGCGCGGGTCATGGTTGCTCCAGCGCGTCGAGGGCGATCTCTTTTTCCAGCGCGTCCAGCATGGATGTGATAATCTTATCTGCCGCTCTCCCTCTTGCCGCCGTCCTGGCCCACATCGCCCTCGCCCTCGACGCCGACATCGCCGCCGTCAGCGCCGCCGCTCCGGCGCGTGCCGCCCTTGGCCTACTTTTCGCCGCCCGCGCCGCCGCCCGCGCCGCCGCCGACCCCGTGACCCTCGTCACCCTCGTCGCCTTTATCGCCCTTATCGACCTCATCCCCGCCGCGTTCGCCGCCGCTATCTCCGTCTGCCACTCATCTGCGCTGGGCTCGGCGCCAGCTATGGCGCGATCCAGCAGGACAATGACACGTTCACACACCCCTACTACGGCGGCGTCAGTTGTATGCTGCAATGCTTCGACCACCGCTATCTGACAGCACTTCGCTTGCAGACGACGTGACCACGTCTGAGGCGTCGCGCGATCTATCAGCAGCCCGAGACGCCGCATCAGTCCTGGCCACGCCTCAGCGCTCAGGACGTTGTCCATCCACGTTATGACTTCAGCAGCCCACTGCGGCATGAGGCTTGCTGGGCAAGCGCTAGCGCTTTCGGTATCATGTACCTCGCGCGACATCCATGCGAGCGCACAATCTGGATGACAGCGGCTACAGTCGTCCATCTCATAGTCGCCATTCCATTGATTGCGTAGCAGTACGTTACTATCCAGCGCCGCAATAAGGCGAGCGCCAGGGCGCTCAATTTTCCAGAGATCACTCACGTCCGCTCCTCCTCCAGCGAGTCGAGGGCGGCCCGCGCCAAGCGCAGCATGTCCCAGTTTGAGCGAGCAGGCTGATCGCCATTCAGCTCCGCAATCAGCTCTAGGCTGGCAAGCAGAGGCGCCCTTTCTCGCAGCTCTGTTTCCGCCCGTTGAGCGCGCAGCAGGGCCTTATCGCTTGTCTTCATGGCGTCTACAGCAATCTGGGAAAGCTCCCAGCGGGCGCAGTCATATCCATGAGCAAATGCCAGCTTATTGGCTTCCCAGAATGTCGCGTCTGAATGCTCTGCCGGACCCGGTGGCGGGGCTTTATCAGCGATCTGTTTCATTAGATCTTCCACAGCCGCAGTGCGCTGCTTTGCATACTGCTGCAGAGTTTTGAGCCGATCCCACTCGGCCCGGGTCCAGTACAGCGTAACCGGGATCGGGCTGTCCTGATCAAGGTCGCTGTCCGAGATTGGATTGCGCTGCTGGTCGTGAACCTCAAGAATGCGCCCAAGGATGTCTTCGCTCATCTGACCTTCTCCGCTGCCCGGATATTGCTCTGTTCTGTGCGCCACATTTCGATGAGGGCATTTGCGGCGCTCAATCGATTGCGCCACATGTAATCAACTTCCCTGCAGGCCTTGAGCGCCTCTAAGTGCGCTTCAAAGTCAGGATGAGCGCGGGCATCCATTTCTTTTGCCGCAGCGCTCTTCTCCTGGCTCTCCATCATAAGCTTGGCGAGCACAGTGCGAGTAAGGTCGTCCATGTGCTCTGCAGCTGCACGAGCGCGGGAGGCTTCATGCTGCGGATCTGTGAGATACCGCAGCGCTTGCTCCACCATGCGATCGGTGATCACAGCTCTTCTTCCCAGACGGTTTGCTCATTAAGTGCCGCTGCAAGCGGGATCACAACGCCCTGGAAGAACGCTTTGGCGAAGTGCGGCTTGCGCTGGCGAAGCTCCTTCTTGCGAGCGTCCCACCATGCCGTGACATCCGCCTTTGTCTGACACTCGGAGTGTAATTCCATAGACATCTCAGCCCAGAGAGGATCCTGCGTATGATCGACGATCTGTTCTTCATCCACGGGGATGTCCTTAAGCGTCTTGAATCCTCCCGGCACATTGCTCTGCCGATCGTGGAAAGAAGGCGGCGGCTCCGAAAGCGCTTCTACCTCTCCAGGTTCTTCCGGAGCCGCCAGGTTGCCGTTCGGGACGTAAGGAGCGGCGTCCCGCGCGGTTGATGGGCTAAAATCAGCAACCTCCTCAGTGGCGTACACGCCTCCAAGGGCTCCCGGGTAAACAGTGCGGACGCCTTCCGAGATCACTCTCGCGCGTAGCATCTGACGTGGATATTTCTTCCACATCTGATTGCCGCCGATGCCAGCCTGACGGGCGCGTGTCATGTCCCAATCGATCTCGATTGGATCGCAGCTGGGGTGAGCAAAGATCGCTGCGACACGGTCGTCGGTCAGACAGGTCCAGCGCACCTTGCCGCCGGCGTTCTGAAAACGCGCCAGCATGGCTTCTGCTTTCAAAGAGGGGCGCCCATTGATCACCGTATAGTCCTGCATCGCTGAAGCTACATGACGGCCCTCGGCTTCGGCCATAAGCATGAGAGCAATCACCTGCTCGACCTGTGTCACGCCGAAAAGCCGCGAACGGGCTATGGCGGTGGCCATGCGCTCAATCTCATCATATGTGCGCCGAGGCGCATGAGCGGGCGCGCGTTCTTCATTGAAGCGTACAAGTTCACCGGCCATTGTGTTTTCCTGTCACCCAGCCGACGAGGAACAGCAGGGCAATTATTGCTATGGGTAGAATTTCAATCGCGATGTCAGGCAGCATCGCGGTCACTGTCAGATAGAGCCTGCACAAGGCTGACGGACTCAAACCGCCACTGCTGGCGTTGCAATGTGGAGGCGTGGTCGCCGTAGTACGCGAGGCGCGCTTCAACGAGGAACAAATCGCGAGCAGCATCCGTGTAGCAGGTGCGCTCAAGTGCATCGACGACGTAGTCCAGCTGACCCTCAAAGAGGTGGTCGGCGTCGGCCCAGAGCATGCCGCGCCCACACAGAGCGCCGTATTCAAGAAGCGCTGCGTGAGAGGTGCGCTGCTGCTGGCCATAGCGCTGCGCTGCTTCAATGATGGCGAGGTAATTCATGACGCTTTCCGAAACGCACGCTCGGTGGACAGGGGGCGCCGCAGCACGGCGCAGGTGGAGCGCACCATGGCGATGGGCTGGCGCGGGCGCAGGTGGGCGGTAAGATCAAACGCCGAAACCTCTGCCGATCGGGCGAGGTGCTGGGTCAAATTGAACGTTGTCTGCATGGCTGCCTCCGATTTGTGGAGGCGACACTGTCCGAAATATCGGATGACGTCAATAGCAGAATCCGACTAATCGGAAAAATTGGATGCGAGGGTGAGTGGAACTGCGCGGTGAGAAGCTTTTACCTCAGCGCGCGACCGATGTAGATCACCCGCCCAATGACCTCTATGCGGTCAGATGGCTTCACGGTCTGCACAGGATAGCGGGAATTATCCGATATGATTTGCACAGCCTTGGAGGCGTAATCCTTCTCGCACCGCTTGATGATGTTAGCGTCGTCAAAGCGCAAAATGAATAACCCGCCATGGTCTATTGATTTTACGGAATGATCAACGAGTACGAGGTCTCCACCATAAATGGTGGGCTCCATGGAATCGCCTGTGACCTGGATAACGGACAGCTGACGCACAGGCGCCCGTGTCAGGCCCGACAGAAAATTGTTCTCAAAAACCTGATAAGTCGCAGGTTCGCCGTCTTCAGCAGCGGATCCCGCGCCCGCCGCGGCGCGGATATCGTACACCGGCACAGGTGTGAATTGAGATTTTCCCACGATGATAGCCCCCAGAGGAGCTTCAGGTATTCTCTCGCCGTGATCAATCAATAGATCGCGTACGGCAGACATTACTTTTTCGTGGTTATCGGCGCGCATATTGGCTGCCGCGTTGTTCAGCCAGCTGTCGATTGTCTGCGTTTTTACGCCTGACGCGCGGGCAACCACGGTCGTCCCTAGTCGCCTGACCGCCCTGCGAAGATCTTTAGTGTTCATGACATTACTCTACGACAACTCGGAACATTAATCCTGCACGATCTTTCGGATTGGCGCTTGACCGATCCGATATATCGGATAGCTATGGGGCATGACGAGTGATTTGCTGCATAGATTTCGCGAAGGCGTTTCCTCAAAGCGCTTTACTCTGACTCAGCTGGCGGCGCTCAGCGGCGTATCCATCACGACGCTCAGCGATATGACCGATCCTGACTGGCGTCCTCAAATACTGGACCGTCTGGAGCGTCTTAAAAAGGCTCTCGACGTCATCGATAGCCAGACAAGCAAATCCAATACCAGCGAGGCCGCATGATGGCGCCTCTGCTCACTTTTGCCGCCGCCACCCCCCCAACCATGGCGAGGCAAACCGCGACCGGTCGCATGAGGGTCCTACCTGCGACCGGTCGCGGACTGCGGGGAGGCTATAGTGGCTGACCTCGCGCACGGATTCAGGCTGGCACAGGAGCTGGATTACGCCCTCGCAGCGTATCAGCGCCATCATGGCCGGGCCAAAGCCATTGAGCGCCTCCGCTTCATGCTGGAGCGCGCAGAGCAGGCCGCAGTGGTGCTGCAGCCGATCAAACAGACATCAGAGGCTGCGGAATGACCTTTTTGGAAAAAACCACTGTATCTGAAACGACCCTGCCGGCTCTGATTGAGCGGGCCAGCCAGACCTTGTTGGACGCCAGATCCAGCGCGGAGGTGCTCGAAGCCCGCGACATGGCCAGAATGGCTTATGACGCAGCCAAGTCGGCTGGTCGGATCGCCAAGGCCAAGAAAGCGCACGATGAAGTGCTGGCCGCAGTCCACAGGGCGCAGGCCGACGCCCTTCTGGTCGAAGCCCGCGCAAAGATGCGGCTAGCGGATGAGTACGATGGTGCGCAGGATCGCGGCGAGGTTCAATCGCACGGAGGCGACAAGAGCAAAGTTGGAGACCACAACTTTGCTCCAACGGCTGCCGATATCGGTCTGCGTCGCGATGAAATCCACGAGGCCCGCAAGCTGCGTGATGCGGAGAAAGCAGATCCCGGCAAGGCTGAGCGCACTCTGAATGGGATTGTGGCTCGCGGTGAGGAGCCGACCAAGGCCAAGCTTCGTCAGGAGATGGTCGAGGCGCCGGCCAAAGAGCCCAAGGCCCCCGTCGATCCTGAGCGCCGCAAGTTGGCTCAGCTGACCACAGACGCCCTCATAGATGAGGTGATCGGCCTCCGCGCCGATCTGGCCGACGAAAAGGCCAAGGTGAAGGCCCAGGAATCTGAGATACGGAGGCTCAAGGAACAGCTGCAGCTGTTTGAGGGCGATCAGGCTGAGGTCATTCGCCGGCAGGCCAAGATTATCGCGCACAAAGAATCCGAGATGTATCGGGCCAACGACAAGGCCGACAAGGCCCTGGCGAAGGCTTACAAACTTGAGCAGCGGGTGCGCGAACTCGAACGCATGGAGATCGAACTGTGAGCGTAATGGCTCACATACGATCGAAGGGCGGTGACATTATCCGCCGCGAGTGGAGGTTTGCCCTCCGCCCGGGCAAGCTCAACGCGCATGCGCGTCGTTGGGTCAAGGCCAACATTGATCTCATCAAGGCGCAGCTCTGGCCACACTATTATGACTGGGCGGAGCGGGCAGCCATCATGGAATTTGATGGCGGTCTGAGCCGGGCAGAGGCTGAAAGACAGGCCTACGAGTGCGTGGAGGGCAGGCATGCTCACGCACACAGATAGCCGGGAAATCGTCCTGAGAGACTATCAGAGCGCGGCGATCAATTCTCTGCGCGAGAAGATACGCGACGGCCAGAAGCGCCTTGTTTTGTGCGCCGGGACCGGAGCCGGCAAGACTTTGATGTCAGGACAGCTTCTGAAGGCGGCTCACCGGAAGGGCAGTTATGCGCTCTTTATCGTCGATCGCGTGGCGCTGGTGGATCAGACGAGCGCAGTGTTTGATCAGTACGGCATCCCTCATGGCATTGTCCAAGGCCAGCATGCGCGGTGGGCGCCGGAAGAGCATGTACAGGTCTGCTCGGCGCAGACGCTGGCCAACCGCACTTTGCCGCGCCAGCCAACGCTCATTGTAGTCGATGAATGTCACACGCGGTACAAAGCCACGATGGATTTCCTGGCTAAATGCCCGGATGCCGTGAAAATTGGCCTGACCGCAACGCCTTTCACGAAGGGCATGGCTCAGGAATGGGACGGTGTCGTCAATGTGATTCCGACGCGCGACCTGATCAAAGACGGGTTTTTGGTCGAGCCCAGGATCTATGTGGCCAAGTCGCCTGATGACAGTGAGCTGGGGCTCAATAGCTTCGGCGAATTTTCAGATGAGAGCGCAGGCGAGGCCGGCATCCGCATTGTGGGTGATGTGGTCGCCGAATGGATCAAGAAAACAACGGAACATTTTGGCGGTCCTGCCAAGACCATCGTCTTCAGTCCAACTGTCGAGCACGGGCGCGAGCTGTGTGACGCTTTCAGGAAGGCTGGATATAACTTTGAGCAGATCAGCTATCACGACAAGAACGATGACGAGCGGCGCGCAAAGATCCGCGAGTTCCGCAAGCTGGATAGCACCATACACGGGCTGGTCTCCTGCGGTGTGCTCACAAAAGGGTTCGACGTTCCAGAAGTTCGCATCGGTGTGAGCTGCAGGCCTTATCGCAAGAGCCTGAGTTCGCACATGCAGGAGATCGGGCGCGTGATGCGTCCTCTCCCTGATGGTGCGCCCAAGACAGCTTTGTGGCTGGATCATTCGGGGAATTTCGAACGCTTCCACCTCGATATGTATGATGTTTGGGACAATGGCGTCGGGGAGCTGGATCGCTCGACGAAACGCGACAGCGAAAAGCGCGAGCGGACTAAGGAGATCAAGGAGAAGGCCGTCTGCAAGCAGTGTTCGGGCGCCATGCGTGCGAACATATGCACATGCTGCGGCTGGGAGCGTCCGGCGCGATCGAGCGTCACAGTGATGGACGGCGAGCTGCGCGAGTGGAAAATAAAGCATCTGGCGATGCCTCCGCGCGATGGACTGCGCGCCCCCTGTCTGGATCAGCCTAGGAAGATCTGGGACGCATGCCTGTACTACGCTTTTGAGCATGGCCGGCGCGGGCCAGTCGCATCGCGCAAGTGGGCGTTTGGGATTTTCAGAGGCATTTACCCGACCGGGAAGATGCCGTTCGGTTGGTACGATGCGCGCCCGCCGGCCATGCCTGACAGCGCAGCCTATTCACTGGTCGAGCGCGAGCAGAAGCGCTTCCGCAAGTTGAGGAGGGCTGCCTGATGGCTGACGGCTACGCCTCTCAGCGGCAGACTGCATGCCTGCGCTGCAAGGTTCGTCGAGATGCGGCGCCGGCGGAGGCGCAGATACGCATACTGGCGAATGAGGATTGGATTGCTGAGGCTGGAGAGTTTTCTCCGCGCGCCATGACGCAGGAGCAGGCCGTGGCTTCAGAGCTGCTTACGAGCGCGCTGGGGCGGTTTGTGACCGCTTATGGGGTGGACATAGCCGGGGCGCGATTAGGCGCGCTGGTGAGCATCTTAAGGGCCCAGGCGAAGCGTCAGAAGATTACAGAGCGGGTGCTGAGAGCGCGCTCAGAGATCAACAGGCGGGCGCGCCTGGCGTTGGAGCTGGGTGACGGCGACGGCGCATTGGAGATTCAGAATGAGCCTACGCCGGAATATCCGGGCAAGGCGCGCGATGATGCCTGGCTGCGATCCGAAGAGCGGGGAGGGGCGCAATGAAATTTGCTTCAGCAAAAACACTTCGGATGGCCGCGCTGGTTGCGCAATGGCGCGCTCCGGCTGAGGTGAAGGCGCAAATCAAAGCCGCGCGCATGTCTCGCACGGTCGAGACGATCGAGCCGCTGATACGAACCTTTGTCACCCCGCAAGAACTGAAGACGCTTGCGAAGCGGGGGTGCATTCACTTCGTCGATTTCCCTGAAAAGCGAAGCGCTTCTTTGCGCTGCAGTGAGGAGACAAATTAATGAAGCATACGACCTGCATCGGTCGGGTTCAGACGGTGGCGATGCGGGGCGAAATTTCTACCATGGGCAGAGATCAAAGAAACATAAGCGCAGTCCGAAAGAGAGAAGCGCTGGTCTCCGGCACACTGATCCAGGTGTCGTAAGTAGCTCTCAATCATCCGGAACGGGATCACGTTACCGGGTGGGCCAAAGCGACGGCTCGGCTCCGCCGAACAGATCGTGGAGGCGTAGGGAAAACCTGGCCATTCGGGCCTGGGCTGTATTCCTATGCCTTCTCTCAGGCTCTCACCACCGAACAGAACCTCTCTAAACAGAACCACTGTTACTGTTGAGGGGATACGCGCGCGAGGCAAAATGAAAAACGGTAAAACCGGAGACGACATAAGGATACAGCACGTCATCGACGCAGTGTGCGAGGTGCGCCGCATCGGGCGCCGCGATCTGCTGGCGTCAACGCGCCATCAGCCTGCTACACGGTATCGGCAGGAGGCTATGGCCATTGCGCGTGAGCTGACTGGTCACACAACGCCTGTCATTGCGCGGCACCTGGGCAGGAAAGATCACTCCACGGTGGTGTATGCCTGTCAGCAGATCGCTGAGCGTGAAGCTAGCAACCCGGATTATGCGGCTGAGCTGATGGCGATACGTAAGCGTGTGGCCGTGGTGAGCAATAAGCCCATGGCGCGGCGCCAGCAGCGGCCAGCGAGCGTGTCATGACCCTCTGCACAGGCTCAGGATCTCTCCCCCAACACATTTACTGCCAGGTTGAGCGCAGCTTCGTTCGTAGCAACGCCGACGCCGGCACAGAGCCCTGCGTGTGGTTCGGCCTGCGGGCCTATCCCGGGCGCGCCTGGGGCTGCCATGTCATGCTGGAGTGTGGAGCAATCGTGCGGGATATCCCGCTGCATGCCCTCTGCACCCGCGAGGATGCTGCCGAGTGGAGCCTGGAAGAGGCTCAGCACTGGGACTGCTACGGATCGCAATTCTCAGTGCTGAAATATGCCTATCTCAGCGGCCTTGAGGCGCGCACCAAGTGCCAGCGCTATGAGTATCTGGGCGAGTATCTTTTCACCGTTGCTCCGCTGAATGACGCCTACAGCGCCGAGCCAGAGCAGGCCAAGGAGTTCATGTTCCTTGAGCTGCGGAACGGCAGGTTCACCGCGCAGCCCACCAACAGGGTTCTGTTCATCGAGCGGTCGTTCACAAACCCTCACACCGAATGGCCCGCCGACATCCAGCGCCAGAGCGAGGTCTGGGCCTGCGAGAGCGAGCCTGATCACACTCCTGAGCCGGCAATTGAAATCATCAGGGGAGCCGCATGAACAAGTTCAGCGCTCAAAAGACAGAGATTGATGGGCTTACCTTCGACAGCCGATCTGAGGCCAATCGGTACGCGCAGCTGAAGCTCATGGAGCGAGGAAAGGCGATCAGGGACTTGCAGGTACATCCAGCCTTTCCGCTGCGCGTTAACGGCACGTTGATCGGCACCTACAAGCCAGATTTCGTCTACACAGAAGGTAAGCGGACAATTGTCGAAGACGTCAAAGGCATTGTCACCGAGGCCGCTTCCCTTCGCATGAGGGTTTTCATGGCCTGCTTCCCCACCCACGAGCTGCGGATCGTCGATCGCAAGGGCAATTCTGAGCCTATGAAGCAAAGGCGCGTGTCGGAGATTGCGGCATGAGCAGCATATACGTCAGCAAGCCCCATATGCGGAAGGTCCGGCACATCTATGGCGCCAGGGTGCCACGGATGGAACATTGCATTCATGTGGACGGGCGTACGGGCAGGGAATGCGGGCAGCCGACAGTAGACGGCGCTCAGAGATGCCCGGCGTGCGCCGATCGCCTTAAAACAGCGTGGTCAGGGCCCCGGTACAACTGGAGCAAGGTGTTTTAGTAGCGTGTAACTTTAAAAATGGAGACGAACATGAGCCTGAGAGCCGAACTGCAGGAACGATTGGAAAAGACGGAACAAAGACTGTGCGAGGTCGAATGGGAGCGCGCGAAGCTTAATGACATTGAAGCATCGATGCTGGTGCTCAAGGCCGAACTGACGGCAGCCTTAGGTGCATTGACGCCAACTAAGGATGAAACGAATGCGACAGATCCGGTCGCATGGGTGGTGGAGAATGCTCCTCACATAGAGCGTATGGCGTGAGGTATGCGATCGGGCTCCTGCTGCTCTGCGGATGCGCTCGGGAGCCCGATCTGGCGGGGTTTGAGCAGGCGCGCATTGTCGCGTTTGCTCACGCCTGCGCCGAAAATCATACGACGGATCACTGCGTTGAGGCCTGCGGCGCGGTGTTTCCGGATAATGCGACGGACGACAATCAAAGGCGCTGGCTGATCTGCGTATCAGCGCTCGCGTTAAAGCAGGAGGTCGGCTGATGGCGCGTGGACGTAAGCGAAAGCTGCGTGTGAGGTATGCCTGCGGCAAGATCAGGCCGACGCCCGAAGAGCTTGAAAGGCGCATGGCTCAGCGCAATGAGACAGTGGAGCCGACCCCTGAAATTTCTGCACAGAGGGAGGCTGCATTCGGTGACGCCAAGGCTACGGGCGAGCTGTGTTGTCCTCTCGATCGCCTGCGGCACAGGCTGACGGAGGAGCAATACTGGGCCGGCAGATATGCCCGCACGATCTACGCCCGGTATTGCATCGCCATCGGGATGCCACGTCTCGTGGCTGGCCAACTCATGGATTACATCCAGGGCGGCGGGACAATGCCCATGGGCGAGGAGCAGGCTCAGGCTGCTGTGCAGGAGTATTTAGCCGCCATCACGGCTATCCGGCGATATTCCAGACGATCTCTCATTGATGTGCAGAGGGTGATGCATGGATCTCCTCCGCGCAATGTGCCGGTGCTTATCACTGGCCTGACGGCGCTTGCCGATTTTATGGGCCTGAAAGCTCGAACAGTGGCTTGACCCGTCATGCGAACGCCTTTAATTTTCCGAAATTCGAAATGGGAACTGCGCCCTGAGCGCATACACGAGCGGTCCTGCGGGGCCGCTTTTTTGCGTTCGGAGGCGGCCATGGTGATATTCAGCACCTGCTGCGCCATGATCCTGGCCATCCCGATTATCAGCTGGATAGCGCGAGCTGTGAGGGGCTGAGCATGACGATCAAGAGCGTCATCAATCACCTCAAAGAATGGTCTGGCCGGGTGCCGGTCGATGACGTGCTGTCCCGGGATGTGCGCGAGGCTATCAGGGCGACGTGCTCTGCTGCAGTGGTGCATGTGTACAACCGCCAGCAGGCTGAAACACGGCTGGCTCAGGCCGCGAAAGAGGCGATCGTCAGCGTATTCCAGGCCAATTTCCCCAACAGCCTGCGCCCGTTCGTTATTCGCCGGGACTGGCCCTATGCCGAGGTCTGGATCTGCGAGGACGAGGCCATCATTAGGTACAGTTTCAGCCCTGAGACTGACGTGCTCATGGGCGGCATAGCTTTTGAGCCCATACGCATACCGATTCAGAGGGCGCCGCCGGGCATTCTGACCCGTATGCTGGCTGGTAAAAGGGAGAGCCGGGAAATTCTGGACGCCCCGATCGGACGCCCTGAGGCGGAAGAGGAACTTGTGCTGACCGAGCCTGTAGTTGAGCAGGCTCAAGTCTCAAAGCCAATGCCGGCAGGGATGCAGTCCAGAACGCAGAACGCCGCCCCGGTGAAGGGGCGGCGCTAAGCTTTGTCAGGCGACTTTTTGCCAGCGTTTGAGGGCCAGAAGCTTGCCAGCTGATGTGGCGGGCTGCTCTTTTTTCTTCAGGTCCCGAGCGAACGTGTGAAGTGAAAACACGTTGAAAGCGCTGAGGCCGAAGCTGACCACCCAGAGGGCCCAGTCAGGCGCAAGAGGCTTGCGCTCAGAGAGCCAGCTGAGGCCCTGATGGGTCATTCCCGCCTCAATGAGGACAAGGATGCTACCGAGCAGGATGGTCATCCCTGCGGTGAAGCTGAAGCCTTTTTCCTGAGCCTCAGCAAACCGGGTCACGCACCCTGAGAGGATGAGGGACACTGAGATCAGGGCTGCTGTAATGCCAGCAGCGACGATCCAGTCTACGGGGTGTTCGGCCACTGAACCTGCTTCGATGGCATCCAGCCACCAGGGCAGGCATCCGAAGGCGATCGCGAGCCAGAGCAGGCAATTGCTTGCCCAAAGGGCGCGGTCTTGTGTTAAGTAATTCATAGCCAGAGGCCTTTCTGGTTAGGGGCGGGAGTTTGCGGTTGCAGCCGCGCCCGCCCCGATTGATTTTCAAACATCCAAATGCGCCTAAGCGCATGACGAACATACGCATTGAGGGGTGTACCGAAAGGTTACACGGGACGTTACACGCCACCCCCACAAATCACATGTTCGTGAGTATTCGGACAGTATTGGCGGGGAGGGAGCTTATGCTTGTGAAAGTATATGCAAGACTTCGCGCGCCTTTTCCCGGTCTCGGGCAAATCAGCCTGACTTTCACGAGAGCTTTCCGGGAAGCCAGGCCTGCCGCGCGTATGTCGATGCTCAATCAGGCGATGCGTCAGCTCCGTGCTGAGCACGATCGTGCTGCCGCAGATCATCGCGCTGAGCTGCAGCAGGAGGATGCGCTGAATGCGGCGCAGATCCGCAGCAGCACCATCAATCAGTCAGCGTGAGGGTAGGTGATGCTGAGATCTGCAATTGCGCGATCCAGGCTCACAAGCGCCCTGCGCGAAAGCGTGTCTGGAGCTTTGATAGGTGGCCTGGTCTGGCACCCAAGCGTCTCAGTCACGATTGAGCTGTGCGACGACGACAATTCAACTGAACTGCTGGACGACGACGCAATCACCTATTTGCTGGATGACGCCGCATGACCACTCAGACATGGTTAGCCAACACGACGGGCAAGACGGAAGCAAGCGCGGGCACGGCTGTTACGCTGCGCGCAGCTCAGTCCGGAGCCAGCAAAAAGCTGACGGTCAACAGCGGCCTCATCAGCTTTCTTCAGAACAGCACAGCGCTGACGCTGACTGGACAATCCCTGACCGGATCGCAGACAGCAGCCATTCTCGACGCAGCGGCCACCTGGAATACGTCTGGAGCTGCAACGGCTATCAAGGCAAATATCACGGACACAAACAGCGCCGCAGGATCTACGCTGCTGGATCTTCAGGTCGGAGGCGCTAGCAGGTTTGCGGTCAACAAAACAGGTCGCCTCACGGCTCAGACCCTCACCATCGGCCTCGGTGGCCAGACGGCGGTGGCGAGCAACACGGCGCTGGGGTATCAAGCGCTGGACAGCGCAAGTTTGACGGGTGGTAGCAATACGGCTGTCGGCTATCAGTCGATGCAAAATACCACGACAGGGATTTTTAACACAGCTATTGGCGTTCTTTCTCTCAACATAAACACCACAGGCGGCGGAAATACTGCACTTGGCCGCGAGGCCATGCGCCTGAATCAAACGGGTGGGGAGAATACGGCGGTCGGATATATATCGCTGGAATCTAATGTTAGTGGAACAAATAATTTTGCCGGTGGAGTTTCAGCCCTTCGCTACTTCAACACCTCCAGTAACACCGCCGTCGGATTTGAAGCCGCCCGAGGCTCGACGACGGTTGCTAACAATACTGGAGCGGGTCTGGCGGCTTTTGGTCAGCAAGCTTTGCGCGACAATACGTCTGGCACTAGCAACACCGCGCTTGGCACTGAAACTCTAACACTAAACACGACGGGATCGGAAAACACCGCGTCTGGTCGTTATGCAATGTTTTACAACACAACTGGTTCGTTTAACGCCGCTCATGGTTGGGGAGCACTTAGCGCAAACACAACTGGTGGGTACAATACGGCAAATGGCTACAACGCCCTAGTCTCACAAACAACAGCTAGCAACAACACCGCGTCTGGATTTAGCGCTCTTCGCTACTTCAACACCTCAAACAACGTCGCTGTTGGTTTTGAAGCCGCTCTAGGCTCTGCAACTGTCGCCAACAACACCGGATCTGCTCTTGTAGCTGTTGGATACCGGGCGCTGTATAGCAACACGTCTGGAAATTATAGCACCGCAATCGGCGTTGAAGCGCTTAGAAATAATACGACCGGCGGCAACAACGTAGCCGTTGGGTTGTCATCGCTTCAATTTAATACAACCGGCGGCAGTAACGTAGCTGTCGGTATGAACTCACTTACTTACTTTAATACCAACAACAACACCGCCCTTGGCTACGAAGCCGCCCGAGGCTCTACAACCGTCGCCAATAACACCGGCAACAACCTGACCGCTGTTGGTTACACGGCGCTGCAAAACAACACATCCGGAGGGAGTGGCACCGCAGTTGGCGTATCTGCGCTTGCAAACAATACTACGGGTACGACAAATACGGCTCTCGGCGTAAGCTCTTTGCAAGCTAACACAACCGGAAGCGACAATACCGCTGTCGGAGGCGCTGCGCTTCTTAGCAACACAACGGCTAGCAACAACTCGGCGCTTGGCCGCTATGCGCTTCTTTACTACAACACCGCCAACAACGTAGCTGTCGGCTTCCAAGCCGCGCAGGGTTCCTCAACTGTAGCCAACAATACCGCCTCCAACCTGACGGCTGTTGGATACCAAGCGCTTTACAGTAACACGTCTGGAGCAAGCGTCACAGCTGTTGGATATCAAGCACTGCTTAATAACACGTCTGGATCCAGCAACACAGCAATTGGTAATTCCACGCTTAGCGCAAACACAACTGGAGGAGCAAACACAGCATTAGGTACGGCTGCCCTAAATGCAAACACAACGGGCGGGTCTAACACTGCTGTCGGGTTTCAATCGTTGTTGTTTCAAACAACAGCGGGCAGTAACACAGCTGTTGGTTACAACTCTCTTCTCTACTACAACACCTCCAACAACACCGCTGTTGGTACTTCCGCACTTCAAGGTTCCTCAACTGTAGCCAATAACACCGGTTCTGGTTTGACGGGTATTGGTTTTGCAGCGCTGCAAAGCAACACGTCTGGAAGTGAAAACACGGCTGTTGGTTTTCAGGCACTTCAGCTTAACACAACAGGTGCGGCTAACGCAGCTTGCGGTCGCAATGCATTGCAAGCAAACACAACAGGTTCGTACAATACGGCGGTCGGAGAAACCGCGCTTCTTGTTAACACAACCGGGGCCGAAAATACCGCGGTTGGTCAGAATGCGCTGGTTGCTGTTACAACGGCTGGAAACAATACAGCCGTCGGACGTCTTGCGGGCGATGTCATTACAACCGGCGCACGTAACACCATCATTGGTTCAGCTTCAGACCCTAGCGCCGCAACCGGAGATGATCAGACAGTTATAGGACAAGGTCTTACCGGCAAAGGCAATGATACCGCTTTCATTGGTGGGACGAACGGCGCATACAATGAGAAAAACGTCACAACCTGGGAAACAACCTCCGACGCTCGCATCAAAAAGAACATCGCAGACTTTAGCGATGGTCTCAGCGTCATCGAAGCTTTGCGGGTCCGCACGTTTGAATATCGTACGCCCGAGGAGATTACCGAACTTCCGCAGTCTGCTGCTATTGACCGTCCCGGCGTCCAGCTTGGCGTCATCGCGCAGGAAATCCAGCAGGTTCTGCCCGCCTGCGTAACTGAAAACTCAACCGGCGTGCTGTCGGTGAGCACAGACCCGCTGGTCTGGCATCTCGTCAACGCCGTCAAACAACTGTCGGCGGAAATCAAAGCCCTTAAAGGAGAGTAACTATGCCTGATCTTGTCATTGAACCACCCACGACTGAGCAGATTGCTCGCCACTACAGCGCCATGCTGGACAGCGTTGCCCTCATCAATGCGCTTGTTCCGACGCAGGACGCGGAGAAGCTCGACACGCTCGCCCGCAACGTCCTGCATCTTGAACAAACGCTTATGAATGACTGGTGGGACGGCTATGACCTTGCGCCGATAAAAGCGGCTATTGTTGCTGGGAAGCAGTGACCATTGGCATTCAGCAGCTGAACCCTCCCTGGTATGTGATGACGCCGAGGGGCGAAGGGTTTGCCCACGCGATGATTGACTACGGTCCTAATCTCAACCCGGTGCTTGTCTTTGCCCCTGCGGATGGTGGCCACATGATCTGTGTGGACCTCATCGAGTGCAAAATGTGGGGCAATGCGATGTACGACATTCCCAACCCTGAGCCGTTCACTGAGCGGAATACATGAGGACAAGTCATGGCGAAGAAGCCGGGACTGTACGCCAACATTCACGCAAAACGAGCGCGTATTGAGGCGGGAAGCGGCGAGACTATGCGCAGAGCGGGGACGAAAGGCGCCCCGACTGCTGCTGCTTTCAAAGCCAGCGCTAAAACAGCTAAGAAAAGGGGGCGGTGACATGGCCAAGCCAGCAAAGGGCAAGGCGAGGGTAAAGATCACCTCGTCTGGTCAAAAGGTTTCTTACGGGCAGGCCGGACAGGCAAAGGGTGGAGGCCCGAGGGTCAAGCCTGGCACTTCGAAGGGCGATGCCTATTGCGCCCGATCAGCGGGTCAGATGCGGGATTTTCCGTCTGCGGCTAACAACCCGAACAGCCCGCTGCGGCTGTCGAGGGCGGCATGGAAGTGTTCAGGCGAGAAGTCTCGCCGCAGCTAAGCATTGGAGGGCCCGATGGCCAAGTTTGCGTTGTCGGCCACAGGATCGACCCCGTGGTTTGAACTATTGGGCAAGGGCGTGATGAAAATTGATCTGCCTGGGACATGGGCAGGGACGGTCGCCATACAGCGCCGGAGGCCTGACGGCGCCGTGGCCACCTACATGTCCCCTGATGGAGAGATGAGCGCCTATGCGGCTAATCCAGGGCTCGTTGAAATTAAGGACGCAGGCCCTGTACGTTTTAGCTTTACCCGCACATCAGGCACTCTGGAGCCATATGTCTGGTCGGATGACGGCGCGATTTATTTTCCCAATGCGGATGCAGCGGGCAAGGGCCTTACTTTCCTGCAACTTCCCACCAGCAATCCGGCAGTTTCCGGAGCCCTCTGGAACAATTCAGGCGTTGTGACGACAAGCGCCGGCTAAGTTCACCCACGGGCCCAAAAGCCCCTTCACAGGAGTATCTACAATGGCTCGTAATGTAGCTTTTGATCAGCGTCTGGAGGCAGCCAGCCGCTATGTCCCTGCAGGATCCGCCATAACGCTGGATCGGACTGAGCACGCCGGCAAGACCATACAGCTGGATACGGCAGCCGGATCAACCGTCACGCTTCCCGCAGCCGTTGGTTCAGGGGTGCGTTTCCATTTCTGTACATCGGTAATTGCCACGTCTAACAGCCACAAGGTTCAGGTGGGCAATGCGACGGACGTGATGACTGGCGCCCTGCATGTTGTGGATAATGCTGACGGAACCTGCACAACATTTGGCACTGTAGCGGCCTCAGACACCATAACGCTCAACCGCACCACGACAGGATCGGTTAAAATCGGCGAATATTTCTGGGTCGAGGATGTCAAACCGGGCTTCTGGTCTGTCCATGGCACAGTCATCGGCACGGGCTCTGAAGCAACGCCCTTCTCGGCTGCGGTGTCGTAGTGGACGAGGACACCTCAGACATTGACAGGGCCCTCATAGCTGAGGAACTGGAGCAGGTCGCCAAACTGGCCCGCATAAAGGGCCAGCAAGGCATCGCCCAGGACATACTCAATCTTGCAGAGAAGGTCAGGTCCAATGTCGAAGCGCATCACCCTGACCCTATCTGACGAGACAGCAGAGCGCTTTCAGATACTCGCAGACTATTACGAACTGCCTCCGGCCACATTGGCGGCGCGGATCATCGAAGCCTCAACGCACGCCAACCATGCATTCCTGACCTACAGGGATGAGATCCGTGAGGCCGTCAACGCCATGCAGGAGCAATGGCTTGCCGATGTAGCGCCTTCAGGGAACGCCTGAAAGGCATAAAGTCTCGACCGATCCCGATGCGGAAAGGTCAGATCTTCGAATAACAACCCCACACAGAGGGCGCGAACACGGGAAACCCCTCGCGCAACAAACTAGTGGCCAATAGGAATCCCAAACCCCCCAACGCTGGCAAGGGGCGCCCGAAAGGCGTTCCGAACAAGACAACAGCGTTTTTGAAAGACGCCATCCTGAGAGCTGCAGAGGCTGCGGGAGCGCAATACGGTCCTGACGGCATGGTCTCCTACCTGCAGGCTCAGGCTGAGCGCAATCCCGGCCCCTTCATGGCTTTGCTCGGAAAGGTGCTGCCTATGCAGATCGGCATGGATCCTGACAATCCAGTGAAGGTCGTGCATCGCATCGAACTGGTTGCGCCTCGTGTCCACTCACCAGATTGAGCTTCCCCCGAAGCTGATCCCGGTCTTCTCAGCCACGGGTGTGTTCATTCGTGGCGCCTATGGGGGGAGAGGTTCTGCCAAGACACGAAGCTTTGCCAAGATGGCTTGTGTCCGTGTGGCCATGTGGGACGCAGAAGGCAGGGAGGGCATTGTCCTTTGCGTCCGTGAGTTCATGAACTCTCTGGACGATAGCTCCCTTGCGGAAATCAAGGCGGCGATCGCCAGCGATCCCTGGCTGACGGGCTTGTTTGATGTTGGAGCGACCTATGTCCGGACCAAGTCCGGGCGGATCGAGTTCAAGTTCGTCGGCCTGTCCAAGAACCTCGACAGCATCAAGTCAAAGGCCAGGATCCTCCTGTGCTGGGCGGATGAGGCTGAGCCGATCAGCGACCCGGCTTGGATCAAGCTCATCCCAACCATCAGGGAGGAGGGCTCTGAATTGTGGGTGTGCTGGAACCCGGAGCTGGATGGTAGCGCGACAGACAAGCGGTTTCGGAAGTCCAAAGCCAGCGATATGATGGTTGTGGAGGTGAACTGGCGGGACAATCCATGGTTCCCGACCACGCTGGAAAGGACCCGCAGGGACGACAAGCTCAACCGTCCTGACCAGTACGAGCATATCTGGGAAGGCGCTTACATTACGGCACAGGAGGGCGCTTACTACGGCTCATCGCTGGAGGAGGCCAAAAGGAAGAGGCGCATTTGCCGGTTGAGCCTTGACCCCCTCATGGCGATCCGGAGCTATCACGATATCGGCGGCGCCGGAGCGAAGGCGGATGCCTACTCCATCTGGATCGCTCAGTTCATTGACCGTGAGATCAGGGTGCTCGACCATTACACAAGCCAGGGTCAGTCCCTCGGCTATCACGTCCAATGGATGCGGGAGAGGGGTTACCAGAAGGCTGAGGTCATTCTCCCTCATGACGGCGTCAACGCCAACAACCTGACCGGCAAGAGATATGAAGATCATTGGCGTGAAGCGGGCTTCAGCGTCAGGGTCGTTCCAAACCAGGGGCCCGGCGCCGCCAAGATGCGGATTGAAGCCGCCAAGCGCCTGTTTCCCAGGATATACTTTGACGAAGACCTGACTGAAGCCGGTCGCAAGGCGCTTGGCTGGTATCACGAACTAAGGGACGAGAAGCGCGGCATTGGTCTTGGCCCATCGCACGACTGGTCCTCACATGACGCAGACAGTTTCGGCCTGATGTGCGTGGATTATCGCGAGCCGACATCCTCAGTGAGCAAGCTCGAAATACCCTCCCTCGGAGTGGCGTAAGTCATGGCATTAGCAGCAGTCATTGCAATCGGCCCGGAGGAGATCCTGGCCGACGAGGAGGCTATGGAGGAAGGCGCCGGCATGTCCGATGAGGACATCCTGCACATGCTTGATGGCGAGCGCCATGTCTCCATAGGCTTTGAGAACTTCACCACCCTTGAGAAGAAGCGCACAGCCTCTCTGAACTACGCCAAGGGCGTGATGGATGACATGCCATCGCTCCCCAATCGCTCCAAGGCCGTGTCCACGGACATTGCCGAGGCGATCGAGACGGTCATGCCTGACCTCATGGACATCTTCACCGGGGGCGAAGATGTTGCGACCATTGCACCCGTTTCGCAGGATGACGAGGAGCGCGCCCAGCAGGAAACAGACTGGGTCAACCACACAGCTTTCCAGAAGCTTCCCGGCTTCCTGCTGCTGTACACCGCTATCAAGGACGCCCTCCTGACGGACACCGGCATTCTCTACACCTACTGGCAGGATGAAGAGGCTGAGGAAGAGGAAGAGGTCTATGGCAAGACGGCGCCCGAGCTGGAAATGGCGGCGCAAAGCGGGGTGGAGATTGTTTCTGCCGTCCCTGCCGATCCTATCATGGGCGATGAAGGTATCGAGATCCCCACATTCAATGCCGTGCTAAAGCGCCGCTACGATCACGGCCAGCTCAAGTGCGAGGCTGTGGATCCCAGCAATCTGACAGTGGCTCAGGACGCTACGCTGGACCTCAACAAGGCGGTTTATTTCTGCATCCGCAGCTATCCAAGGGCGCAGGCCCTTCTGGACATGGGCTTTGACCCCGACCTCGTGGCTGAGCTTCCTGCCTACACCAAGCGGTCGACCAACGAGAACATCGAGCTGGCCAGGGATGTTGCCGGCGAGACGACATCCCTCGTCCAGTCTGCTGAAGGATCAGGCCCTGAGGGTCCCGATGGCAAGTCTTTGATGAGGACGGTGGAGATCCACAAGCATTTCATCCGCGCCGACATCGACGGATCGGGCAAGTCCCAGCTGTGGAAGATCGAGACCGATGGCGACTGCAAGGTTCTCCTCGACAAGCGCAAGATCGACAGGACGGGGGTGTCGGTTGGAACGCCTTTCATCACGGCCCACCGTTTCTATGGCCAGTCCCTGGCTGAGAAGCTGTTGGAGATCCAGAGGATCAAGACGGCCCTGCTCAGGCTGATGCTGGATTCAGGCTATTTCGCCATGAACCAGCGCACAGAAGTGGCTATGGATTCGGCCAATGAGCACACGATCAGCGACCTCATGCGCAATGAGCCGCTGGTTCCTGTCCGGTCAAGGACGGGGAATGCTGTTCGTCCCCTTCAGACGGGGTCCCTGACCTTCAATGTGGCGCAAGCGCTGGAATACGTTTCCACGATGGGTGAGCAGAGGACCGGCATTGTCCGCAATGCCCAGGGGTTAAACCCCGACACGCTGCATGACACGGCAAGGGGCGCGCAGGCTCTCATGGCTGCGGCGCAGAAGAGGGTGAGGATGATCGCCCGTATCCTGGCGGAGACGCTGGTCAAGGGATGGCTCCTCGACATTCACGCCCTGAGCCGCAAGCATTCAACCCGTTCGGACAAGATCCGCCTTCGCGGCAAGTGGGTGGACATCGACCCATCAAGCTTTGGCGACCGGAACGACATGATCGTCGAGGTTGGTGTGGGTTCTGGCGGGAAGGACATTGAGCTTGCCACGATCAACAAGCTGATCGAGTTCCAGCAGAAGCTGATTCAAAGCCAGATACCGGATTATGCCTCCATGGCAGGACCCCAACAGGTCTGGAACGCTGTCACCCGCTTTGCCAGCAGGAGCGGTTTCAAGACGCCTGAGATGTTCTTCGCCAACCCTGAGGAGATTGCAGCGAAGAAGGCTGAGGAAGCGCAGATGAAGGCTGCTCAGGGTATTCAGGAGCCGCCTCCGCCCCCTGATC